CAAACCACCACAGAGAAGAAGACCGCTTGGCGGGCCTGCCCCGACGATAACAAGTGGGCTCACATGATCGAAGCTGCGCCGATGACGACCATATTGGCGGTTGGCCAGATGATCGAATATGCGGAGAACGACGAGGACTTCGACACGAAATCGCTGCGGTACCGAGGGCCACTTTACTTCGACATCGACTCGCAGGACATCAACGCCTCTATCCAGTCCGCTATTGAGCTGTGCTCCCACCTGATGGCAGAAGGTGTACAGCCGCAAGACCTGCAGATTTGGGCCACAGGCAAAAAGGGTTTCCACATCCTGATCGACCAGCAGGTGTTTGGCCAAGGCAAGACCAAGTGCTTTGTCGCCCTGCCCTGGATTTACCGGGAAATGGCACAGTCACTCTTCGTTGAAAACCTCGACATGGTGGTTTACAGCGGCGGTCGTGGCCGGATGTGGCGTACCCCCAACGTCCAGCGAGAGAACGGGCAGTACAAGGTTCCGCTGACCTTTGCCGAGCTGGAACAGCTCAACCCACAGAAGTACGAAAAGCTGTGCAGTGAGTCCCGCGAGCTGGAGTACAAGTATTCCGGGATGCCATCTCTCGGCCTGACGAATCTGTTCGACCAAGCGCAGAAAGCCGTCCACCAGCAGATCATGGAGTTCCAAGGCCATGAGCAGATAGATGAAGAACTGCTGACTGAATTCTCTGCAGAGGACGGCTGCATACAGAAACTGATCACCAAGGGCGATAAGGACGGCTCGAACTTCAACCAGGCAGCGATGCAGCTGGCTGCGTTCGTCAAAGTTAAATACACGATTGACGACCGGGACGGCTGGATGGCCCTGGCCAGAACGATGGCCAAGAACGTGACCTCCGGCAGTTACCGGAGCGAGGCTGACCGGTTGCGCCACATCAAAGGGGCCATCTTTCGAGCGTTTAAGGATCAGAACTTCGTCTTCAGCCGCCGAGCCCTGTTCAAGGTAATCCGACCCTGTGGCGACTGCCTCATCTGCAAAACCCAGGACGGCGAATCAGTCGAGATGGGCGAGTTGGACTTCATTGAAGCCAGGCCAACCGGCTATTTTGCGATGTTCAAAGCCGGCGAGAAGCAGCTGACCACCTTCACTATCGAACCTACCACCTTCTACACAGCAGAGACCGAGGAAAGCGGCAAGCTCCGCACCGGGGTATCTGCCAAGGTGCTCTGGCTCAACCGAGAGGGACATTCCTGCAGTCACACCCACATGATTCCAGATGATGCGTGGAACAGCAGGTCCAGCCTGATCAGAGCCATGAATGGTATTGGCAACTGCGCAGTGTACGCAAACGACGCTGAGATACAGCGCCTTCGTCACAGCATTTTCAGAGACATCGACATGATAGGCGAAATTCACGAAGTCAAAGCCAGTGGATTCCACTGGTATCGGATCGGGGCGAGCAAGAGCATGGTGTATGTGGAGCCTTCATTCTCCCTGACCAGCTCGTCAGAGATAGGCACCCACAAGCTGGTGGTGGACAACATCCAGGCCCCACCAACCCTGTTCGCTGCAAGCGGAGTAGAGAACCAGGACCAGGAGATGGCCGACACACTGAGAGCGTTGTGCAAGATCAACGACCCTCATGTAGTGGCACAGTGTCTGGGCTGGACAGTGGCCTGTTTCCTGAAGCAGCAGATCATCACCAAACTGAACCAGTTCCCTCTGCTGAACCTTTACGGCAACGCCGGCTCCGGTAAATCCAAAACAGCACACCTGATGGGTTACCTACACGGCTGTGACTACGAAATGCGGGACAGCCCGCTGGACTTGGAGACCACCACGCCGTATGCGATCACTGCAATGGTGGCCAGTTCCACCACTGTGGTGCGCATCATCGACGAGGTGAACCCCTCACTGGTGCCGCGCCGGGTGTATGACAAGTTCGTAGGCGTGGCGAAAGCCGCCTGGGCTGGCTTGGAAGAGTCGAAGGGCACCCTGTCCTCCCGTCCTGATCGCGGGGCAGCGGTGAGCAAGGTCAAGCTGACCGGCCCCATCCTGTACCTGTCTGAGCAACCACCAGAGCGCCCTGCCCTTCGGCAGCGTACCGTGATGGTCGGAATGTCACAGCGGCAGCGAGAGGTGCCGGGGCGCGAAAGCAACTTCATGTATGCGTTTGAGATGCGGCACAGGCTGGCTGATCTGGGCAAGGAGATGGTGGCAACCGCACTGAGAACCACGCAGCGACCGGTGCACACCATTATGGCCAAGTACGCTCCTCGGGTACCTACTGCAGTAGGTACCCGGGCACACTACTCCTACACGGTGGTCCTGACCGGTCTGGAGTGGCTGCAGACGGTCACTGATACGCTGGAGCTGGGTGTACACGATGAGATTCAGGAACTGATTGACGGTCTGTTGGAATGGCTCTGCGAAGAGCAGGACAACATCAGCAAGGAGAAGTCCCGTTCAGAGTCCGATATCGTTATCGAAGCCATGTCTACCATGGCTGCGCAGCCGGCGAGCGTAGCAGAGCGCCTGATACCTGGCCTGCACTACTTCCGACGTGGCAACGAACTGATGGTAGACACCCAGCTGGCGTTCCCGATGTATGCCAAGTTCTCCCGCAGTATTGGAGACCGACCAGTGGTGGCCAACGCCGGGCAGCTACGAACACTGCTGCGCGGAGAGAACTACCACCTTGGCGACGGGCCACACCCGACTCGGGAAGGCACTTCTGTGACCCGAATGGACCTGCTGGGAATGCGCACAAAGGGCATCCAGATCAACAACTTCAAGGAAGATGATGAGGAGGGCTACGTTGACTGATCCCCTCCGTGAACGAAGGAGATTCCTGTTTCATAGAGAGCTGCCCAAGGGAAGTAGCTTGGTTATCGCCGTAAAACCCCTAAGGGGATTTTACGGTGTCGAACCAACTCCATACCCCCCAGGTCTCACGCTCTCTCCGCAGGCTTAACATCCCGACAGCCCGTCGGTAGGTCAAAAGACAACCATAGGATAGCACAACCAGGAGGAGCGAGAACAGGGGCGTCCGTAGGACGCCGAGCTATCCCTCCCGGCACTAGAAGTACCGGGTTTCTCGCGCAAAAATATGATGACTGAACCAGCGGTGCAGGCCGACCAGACTGCTCTCTATGACCTGATGTGCGGCGTCGGTATCACCGACGCCCCGCAGTGGGCCAAGCAGGTCAAACTGCCGTACCAACCGTTCCCTTGGCAGTTTCAGACGATGCAGCAGATGTTCCGATACGAACGGTTCGCTGACTTTTCTGACCCCGGCACCGGGAAGACCTTTCCCATGCAGTTCGCTGCGGTGACCTATGCGTTCTATGGCAACAAAGTGTGTGTGGTGATGCCGCCCACGCTGTGTGGCCAGTTCGCAGAGACGTTTGCGGATTTCTTCGTTGGGATTCACGACCACCTCAAAATCCACCTGCTCGATGAGCCTGTCAAAAAGCGGGAGCAGCTGATTGCCCAGTGGGACGAAGAGGGCTGGCCTGACATCCTGCTGATGTCATACGACATGTTCAGGAAGTACGCTGACCAGCGCCGTACTTTCACCAAGCTGGAAAAGGTAGAAGGACGGCCCAGGCCCAAGAAGGTGAAGATTCCAAACCCAAACTGGGACAGGCTCAAGCGGGCCGGCTACAACGTCCTGATCGCTGACGAGGCTCACGCCCTGAAGAACCCAGGCAGTCAGATTCATCAGCGGTTCTGGGAGTACGTTACCGACACGACTGGTGAGTACATCCTGTATCTGGCCACCGGCACTCCCTCCGGTAATACGCCGGAAGACACGTTTGGCTTGATCAGACTGAAGACTCCCGAAGCCTATCACTCAAAACGAGCATTCGACCGGCAGCACGTCATCCTCGACAACGACAGCAAATTCCGTCACGTCCTTGGATTTAAGAACCTCGACCTGTTGCACACCAACCTGTATCAGAATGCCGTCAGGGTCTCCAGTGAGGTGTTCAGGACGGTGCCGGAGCCTCAGATCATTGAGGTGAAAGTGAACCTTGAGCGGGCTCACAAGAAGCTCTACGACCAGGTGATCAAGCAGAGGATGCTCGACCTGCCGGAGGGTCTGATTGATGCGATCAACGACTCCAAGATGCGGCAGTTGGCCAAGCAGTTGGTGTCCGTGCCAGAGATGTACACTGAGAAGGCACCTGCAAATGCTCTACGTCAGAGCATGGATACAGTGATCGAAGGTATCGACCTGAGCAAGAAGAAGGTCATCATCTTTGCTTACTACAAGGCGACGGTAGCTGCACTGGCCAAGCACTACGAGCAGTTCAACCCTGCTGTGATCAACGGCGCATCTGCAGACAAGGACGCCAACAGGAAGAAATTTCTGGATGACGACAGTTGCAGGGTGATCGTGGTCAACTGGCAGTCTGGTGGGGCCGGCCTGAACCTGCAGAGCGCCGCTCACTACATCCTGTTTGCAGAGGTGCCCACGGTGCCCAAAGATGCCTATCAGGCCATTGCCAGAGCAGACAGGTCAGGACAGAAACACCAGGTCATCGCCTATTTCTTCCGGGTGATGAAGACGATTTCCGGGGGGCACGTCCGTACCCTCCTGAAGAAAGACCTCGTAAACAACGAGGTGATGCGTGATAAACGTAAGCTGCTTCACGAACTTATGGGCGAGTAGCAGCGTAATGTGCAAAATATGCACTTGTACATATTGACACAATGTACATTCTGCATTTAAATACTTGTACCTATCGCATTTGACGGTAGGCAAGACGATGAAAATGAAATTGAAAGTCCCTAACCAAAGACCAAAGGTGAATATCATGGCACTTGCAAAACCGACCGTAACCGCAAATGAAGTTGAAACTGTAGCCACTCAGGAAGTTGCACAGGAAGCCGTTCAGGAAGTATCCGCAGCGGGCGTTGACGCCATCGCTGAGGAAGTGGACTACGGCTCTCAGAGCCCGGCTGAAGAACATGCAGATGTTATGGAAGCCGAGCACCGCGAAAATGAAGTGAAAGCCCCGGCCGTTCAGGAAAACACCGCAGTGGCGACAGCCCGCCCCGCAGCGGCGCCGATGCTGGGTGGCTCCAACTTCACCAAGGTCGCCGCTGAAAACGGCTTTGAAGGCCTGGAGCTGGATGCGTTCTCTTTCCCGGTGATCAACCTGCCGGGTGAAGGCTACTTCCAGATGCTGGGTGACGAGGAATCCAACCTCGGCAAGTCCTTCGTCTTCCAGGCAGAAAGCACCCGTGCTCGTTACCGCATCTCTGAAACTGATGACGACGATGCTGAGCACTACATGACCTACGACGCCACTGGCATGACCAAGGCAGATGGCACATCTGCTGAAGCTATGCTGGCACAGTGGGCTGCAGATTCCGGCGAAGAAAACTACCGTCCCGTCATCAAGAAGTATGTTGACGTGGTAGCCACCATCGTAGAAGCAGACCCGACCTCTGAGCAAGCTCAGGAGCTTGTAGGTGAAACTGTGATGCTGTCCATTCCGAAGTCTGGCCAGGGCCGCTTCTCTGGCGTGATGGCTCGTGGTGCAAAACTGTACGGCGGCTTCGACGCTTTCGAGATCGAAGCCTCTGTTGGCAAGAAAGTGAAGACTGCAGGTGGTGGTTTCTACCCGTGGAACTTCAAACTGTCCAAGTAACTCTGGCAGTTTGAGCAGACCGGGGGCTTCGGCCCCCGGCTCTGAGTCACTTGGTGTGTTGGGTCGGAAGAACTTAAACTTTTTCTACTTAACATCTAGTCAGTGTTGTCGGAATAGGCGTTCTGCTTACAGACCGACCCAACACACCAAGTGGTTCAATCTGCTGTTACTCCCATCCAATTTGGTGCCGGGCGTTTAAGACACCGGCAGGTTGATCCGCTTAACTCTACCCTCGTAGCTCAATTGCAAGAGCATCGGATTTCTACTCCGTTGGTTGCAGGTTGGAGTCCTGCCGAGGGTGCCAAGGCCCTGTAGCTTATGATAAAGCGGCTTGGCTCATAACCGAGATGACTGGAGTTTGATTCTCCTCGGGGCCACCACCAAAAGACCAAAGGACCAGACCAATGACATACCCGAATACCGGGATCGACATGGGTACAGCTGCAGCGGTTGTATTCTTCGTATCGACCGCTGTTCTCGGCGTGGCAACGACTATCGCTACACGAAAACTGCATGATGCCAGATGCAGGATCGAAACACTGACTTCCGACCTGAAGCGGTTCCGAGCTGAGGCAGACAAGTTTGCCCGCAGAGGGCAAATACTATCCGCTGAACTCGAAGCCTACAAATCCGTAGCCGCAGCAGATAAACCCGCTTCAGCGAAACACACCGTAACCCGATACAAGCAACCCGCCAGGCCGGTCAGAGTAGCCACTGACACTAATCACAATGCTTCAACCAGTGGTTTCTCTGACGGTGGCCTGGCAATCAGCAGCGTATCGGGCAGTTCGAGCCATTCCTCAAGTTCCTGCGCCTCCAGCAGTTCAAGTTCATCCAGCAGCTCCAGCTGCGACTGAAACCAAAAGACCAATCCATAAAGGGAACGACCAATGCGTAAGCAACCCTTGTACAAGCCAGAGTCCTGGCTGATCCTCGACCATAAAGCCTGTTACAAACACATCTACCATGCCGGTGGCGACCAGGAAGGCATCTTCTCAGCCGTCCGTGACAAGGTTGTGCCTACCGCAGAGTTCGCCTTTGCCAAGTTCATTGAACGGTATCTGGAGCCAGCACTGGCCGAGTACGCCCCACGCCAGATCATCGTAGCCCACGACATGGGTATCAAGTATCGCCAGAACCTGCTGCCTGAGTACAAGCAGAAGCGTGGCGAACGAGAGCGTTGCGAGATTGAAGACGAGCAGATGGAGCGTATGCACAAGCTGCTGGTCGAGCTGTACAAGCGCCTGGGCATCATGCAGGTTGGTGTCGATGGCGTAGAAGCCGATGACGTGATCGCCTACCTGTGCGGCAACCTGAAAGGCATCAAGCAGGTCCGCACCGTAGACGCCGACCTCCTGGCCCTTGTGAACGAAGACACACTCGTCAACATGAAAGAAGATTGCTACACCGACGACGACTGGTACAAAGATACCTTCCCGCTCAACTCTGCAGAGAACTGCATCTCGATCAGCAAAGCCATGCTTGGAGACACGTCTGACGGCTACAAAGGTGTACCGGGATTCGGCCCTGCCAAGTGGGACGAGCTGGTTGAGGCTGTTGGCTATGACGGCGTGAAAGAGATCGAAGCCGCTGTGGAAGCCCGCGACCTGGAGCCGGTGAAGAACGCAGCGGAGTTGACCGGCCTGAAGTCGTTACAGCTGTTGGTCAACAACTGGGACGAGTTCCGCCGTCAGTGGCAGGTTGCCAAGCTGCACCCAGAACTGTGCTGGAAGCCGGCCGGCAAGAAACTGCCGAAGATGTTGTGGACTCGCCGGGTTGCCGACCGGGTAAAAGTACAGGAGCTACTGGCCTCGGCCAACTGCCAGGACCTGTTCAGCGTGTTTGAACCGTTCCTCCCCGTGGCATACCTGCTCACGCAGAAGGAATACGACCCCGGATTCATTGCAGCGATCAAGAACGAAATTCTGAAATCGCCCTTCGTCACGTTCGACTATGAATCCTGGGATGACCAGCAGTTTGAGTGCTACCGACTGAACGACCCTGATTACGTGGACGTTCTCAGCCAGAAAATCACAGGAGGTGTCCTGACGTTCGGTCAGAACCTTGAGTCCTCTGTCTACGTCAGCGTCGGCCACAAGTCTGAACACAACTTGCCGGTTGATGTACTTCTCGACTTGGTGATGTTCGCCTACGAGAACAAACCTCTCGTTGCCCACAACGCCATGTTTGAGATGACGGTGACCAAGACCAATGCCGGTATCGAGCTGGAAGGTCTGTACGACACCAACATCATGTCCAGCTACGTGGACGAGAACAGCCGCTCTGGCCTGAAATACCTGAGCAAGTCCATCCTCAACTACGATCAGGTCAGCTACATGGACACCCTGGCAGCGGCTGGCGTCAGCAACATGTCCGAACTGACACCTGAGCAGGTGTTCAGCTACGGCGTGGATGATGGCGTGGTCACCGCCTACCTGTTCGACTTCATGCACATGATCCTACAGCTGGAAGGCACCATCGACTTCTACGAGCAGAACGAGCTGTACACAGCGAACGTGCTGATGCAGGCGTTCATGGAAGGCGTGGTAATGGACACTGAACTGATGTCCCGTATCCGCGAAGACGACGAGCGCGTCTCACAGGAAGCTATCGAGAAGATTCGGGCGATCCTTTCAGAACACTGCCTGGACGGCCCACAGCTTGACTACAGCGGCGTCGAGGGTTTGATCGAGGCAGAGAAGCCGATCCAGAAAAAGCTCCTCAGATCGAAGTACAAGAAGCAGGCTGAGGCTGGCAAGAACATGGACACCGAGCAGGCTGTCTGGATTCGTCAGCAGACAGACGCAGCGTTGCAGCGTTGGGAGACCAAGCTGCAGGCGGCAGTGCCTTACGTCCCCTATGGCCGTGATGAGATTCCTCCGGTGTTCACCCCTACGGTGAAGCAGTTTGAGAGAGTCACCAATGCCCTTGGCATGGACCCTCTTGAGAAAGTCACACAGGCTGCTGTATCCGAGTGGCTGGCCAAGCACAGCGTTGATTTTGAAACCGAAGAAGTGATGATGCTGACGCCCCAGCAGCAGAAGTTCGTCACGCTCCTGGGCGCCTCTTCAAAACTGCTGAACAAGCGCGAGGGTGAAGCCTACGAACAATTGTGCGAGTTTTGTGCACAGTTCTTCGAGCCGAAAATCTCGGAGTACGGCGATGAGCTGTCGCTTAACTCACCAAACCAGATGCAGGAACTACTGTACTGCAAGCTGGCTCTGCCGTTACGACTGCGGACCAAGCCTCAGGTAGGGTCCTCGCGCATGAGCCTCGGGCTTGAAGGCTCCCCCGGCACCGATGACAAGGTGATCAAGATGGCCTTGGCAAACGACTGTGAAGGCGAGCATGAGTGGAAGGCAGAAGTGCTGAACCTTGTTCTTGAGGCGAAAGCTGCACTCACTCGTCTCGGCCTGTACCACAAGCCATACCCGAACTGGGTCCGTCCGACAGATGGACGTATTCATCCCTCGGTTCGCAACTGTGGCACAGTCACCCGCCGCCCGGCCGGTGGTGCTCCGAACATCCTGCAGGTGTCAAAGGGTGAGACGTACCGGGACAGCGGACTTCGTATGCGAAGCCTGTTCCTGCCGCCGCACCCTGACTACGTAGCAGTGCCTATCGACTACTCCGGCCAGGAGCTTCGCATCATGGCCTGCCAGACGATGGATGCCAACCTGCTGTCAGTGTACGGGGTGAGCCGCACAGAACATGGTACGTACTACCACAACACTGACAACGAGAAAGACCTGCACGGCATGACCGCATCAGGGATCATCGGCGTGGATTACGAGACCTTCATCGAAGCCTACAACGACGAAGGTCACGCTAATCACAAGGACTACAGCAAGGTGCGTGGCAAGAAGGCAAAGGGTACAAACTTCGGCCTGTCATACGGTGCCGGGGCCGAAACCCTGTCTCGAAACCTGACAGTGCCGGTCGAAGAAGCAGAACAACTGCTGTCAGCCGCCCACGCCACCTACCCCGGCATCGGCATCTGGCAGGAACGCTCTGCTGACTTTGCCCGTGCCTACGGTTTCACCCAGACAACGTTTGGCACCCGCCGCCACATGACGGATGACATCTTCAGCAAGGAAGCCGGCAAGCGCAGTCGTATGGAACGTCAGGGTGCGAACTTTGAAATCCAGGGCACCGCTGCAGACATGCTGAAGAAAGTCCTGACCGGCATCTGGCAGCGTGGCTTGATCCAGCGCCTGCGGATGGTGTTCTTCGCTCCGATCTACGACGAGGTAGTGTCCTGGGTTCACGTTGATGACGTGTGGGACTACTGCGTTGAGATGAACGAGCTGATGTCCGAGGCCACTCCTCCGGGGCATGTGGTGCCGCAGGTGCCTGAGTTCTCCGTCGGCCCTGATTGGGGCAAGGTGAAAGAGCTGGGACGACTGCCGGAACGTGAGGTGATCGAACAGGCGGCACGAGCGGCCTGGGAAGAAAACCAGCAGCGCCTGCACCTGTGGGAGCGGGCTACAAATAGAGCGGCTTAACGCCGCTCCTTTGGGAGGACGTATGGCAAAGAACAACATAGGCGACTGGTTCCAGGCAGAGTCCTGGGACCGGCTCCGAAAACACTTTGAATCGTGTGGGCTCGTTCACGAATTTGTGGACACCCGCCAAGCCGCCAGGTTCGTCCGGGCTCAACCCTCGGATTTCATGGTGAAGGCAACTCCGTTCTCGCACACACATTTTGTGGAAGTGAAGGCCAGCGAGAAACACAACTCACTGCGTAACTGCTTTCAGATGGTGCGAGACCAGCAGTGTGCCTTTGCACGGAAGTGGTGTGACCTCGGTGAACACTACACCTTCTGGTTCTATTCGGAGCCCCGAAACATGATAGAGGTGTGGGACGGTATGACTCTTGCAGTGTGTCGTGCCCAAGGCACACCACTGCCGAAGTCCGGCCTTATAGACGAATTCCCCTGGGACCAACTTGACCAAAAGATGTTAGAGATACTGACCACATGACCGCACAGACCATGACTCAGCTGGTGAACGCCAGCGAACAGACGACCCTGTACAAGTCCCACGCCAACAGCGTGGGCTACTGGAACATCAACGTCGAGATGCCAGATGGTGGCGACGAGGCATACCTGGTGATCAGCCACGCCAAGACCCTGGATGGCAAGGCGACGGGTAGCCGTGTGCCAGTGAAAGGCAAGAACATTGGCCGGGCCAACGAGACGACTCCCTGGGAACAGGCGATGTCCGAAATGGCCAGCCGCATTCGCAAGCAGGAAGACAAGGGGTACACCCTGGTCATGCCTGAGGCAGGCGCCCAGGCCACCAACTCCCTGGGCCTGGCCAAGCCCATGCTGGCTACCGTGTGGAGCAAGGTGAAGCCTGAGAGCATCGACTGGGCGAACTGTTTCGGCCAGTACAAGCTGGACGGCCACCGGGCGATGTACAAGGACGGAGTTCTCTACAGCCGTCAAGGCAAGGAGATCAACCTGCCTCACATTAAAGACCAGCTTGAGGCGCTGGAAAACAAACTTGGCTACTCGTTGCACCTTGACGGAGAACTCTACTGCCACGGTACACCCCTGCAGCAGATTGGATCGTTGGTCAAACGGCCTCGTGAAGAGTCCACACAGCTGGTGTACCACGTCTACGACTGCGTGAAGGACATGGCGTATGAACACCGCTTGGAGATGCTGAAGGATTATCTTTCATCAGAAGATATTGACGGATCGTTCATACGGTTGTTAAATACTGTAAAAATAACCAGTGTCGCAGAAGCTCAACAGCTTCAAGCCCAAGCAGTTGCGGCAGGTTATGAAGGGGCCATCCTTCGTCACGGTACAGCCGGGTACGAAGATGATAAGCGCAGCCGCAACCTGTTGAAGCTCAAAGACTACCAGGATGCTGAGTTCACAATCGTCGGCGTCACCAAGGGCAGTCCACGCTACTTGGCAGCTGAAGACAGATGGCTTGAGGTAGCTGTGTGGCAATTGGTTGCGGACAACTTCGAGCAGTTTGAGGCCACTGCGCCTGGCGACATGTACGAGAAAGACCGCTGGTGGCAGCGGCGCGATGACGTGATCGGCAAGATCGCTACGATCAAGTTCTTCGCGTTATCTGATGACGGCATACCGCTGCAGCCAGTAGCCCTCGGATTGCGAGAGGATGTCTAGGATTCCGAGGACATCTAAGATTCCGAGAGGACCTTTGATATGTACCCATGCCGCTGCAAACGCTGCAGGGGCCGGAGAAGTTTTAAACGGCACCCCGCAGATTACAAGGTGCCAAAACGCTGTAGCTGTGGCGGTGAATACTCCGTTGACAGCTACAGATTGAGAAAAGAGCACAAGACGACACTTTGCCATTGCGATGCCTATTGGTTCCCCCATCGCAGAGGTTCTGGAACCTGCACTCAGGTTATCAGCCTTACCGGGGTTATTAACCTGGCCGACGTTGACAAAGCGTTCGATGACTTTGATTCATTCAGGAGGAATGCAACGTGAGTAGTACCCCGAATTATGATTTCTGCCGATCAATCAGACTGGCCGATAAAATGGATGTCGTTTTTCTGGTCGATCGGGTCGGCAAGGAGTTCGGAATCACCTTGGTGTACCCAAAGGACAACGGAAGTTTGGATTACCATAAACTGCCAGATGCCTACGCGACCAGGAACGAGGCTCTGCGAATGATAGAGGACAGCCCGTTAGACCTGATTATGCAGGTGCAGTGACATTCAGGGGCTTACCGGCCCCTAACCAAAAGACCAAAGGACCAGACCATGATCGTCATAATGAGCGACCCGCACCTCGGCACCAACCGGGGTGCAAACACAACCGTGGCCAGCCGGCATCACTTGAAACAGACCTTGTTCAAGCAGCTAGACAACAACTTGAGCACTTACAACGGACCCGAGGTGACCAAAATCATCGCCGGGGACCTGTTCGACAAGGACACCAACGACGAAGCCGCAATCCTGCAGGGTATGCAGGTTATGCGCAAATGCGATGTGATCCTCGCCGGCAATCACGATCTGCCCAACCGGGCCAACAAGGTCAGCACAGTACAACTGCTGGACGAACTGAGCGGATGTGACGGTACGGTGGTGATTCCACCAGTTGGAGGCATACGGATCGAGCAGGGCGCTGCCAAGTGTGGCACCAACATCACCCTGATCCCTCACCACGCCACCCAGCAGCTGTTCGACGAAGCCATCCAAGCTGCGATCAACAACCCGATAAAAGGGCTGGTCATCACCCACTGCAACTTCGACAGTGATCGTGCCACGCACGACGATGCCAGTTTGAACATCACACGAGAGCAGGCGCAGCTGCTGCTGGATGCCGGGTACGAATATATTCTGAACGGCCACGAACATGCCCACTCAACCCACTTGGGTGGCCGGTTCGTGAACCTCGGCAACACCCACCCCACCAGCATGGGCGACATCAGCGATAAGTACCTGTGGACCTATGCCCACGGCAAGCTGGAGAAACACCTGATCTGGGACGCCCACATGGGCTACGCCGAGATCGAAATCTCAGGCGCACCTGCCGAGTGGCCGGAGCCAAATATCCACAGTGAGTTCGTCGATCTGGTCGGCACTATCGCCCCTGAACATGGCCCTGAGCTGGCAGAGTATGTGACCCGCTGGTTCAATGCCATGGGCCGGTTGATGGTACGCAACCGGGTCGGATACACCACTGACATTCTGGTGTCAGAGGCCAGCGAGGGCGGCAAGATTCACGACCTGGAAGCGCAGATCAGCGCCGACCTTTCTGGGTCTGACATTGGGGAGCTTTGGAGCTACTACCGGGCGGAGGTGCAGTGATGCAAACCCACCAATGCGGCATGTCGCTGACATGCAAAAGCACCAACTGCAGTCATGCCAAGCCACACCAACCAGATGATTGTGAATCAGCTGCGCCTTGCGGGAACTGGCCTGGGATGCCTCATTTCCAGCCACGTGTCTGCTGTATCCCTGTCGATCAGGTGCAGTGTGCCAAGAACGCAATCGAAAACCGCACCACTGATCCGGTAGTGATAGGACATAAGCTGCGCCAGACCCGTCTGAGCTTAGGCCTGACACAGGGCGAAATGGCGCGGTTGTTTGACATACCCGCCACCCGGTGGTCTGCGGTGGAGAACGGCAAGGAGGTACAGTGATGCTCGAAGAACCGACCTATTTAACCTCGTCTGAACGCAAGCAGATCGCTGAGTTATTGGAGCGTAGAGCCAACGAGATCGCAAGGTTCAGCAGCGATTATCAGCGATCAGAAAACCATTTCGGCAGTGTGGAGCTTGCCCTTACACGGGAAATATCACGCCTGCGAACACTGGCAATGAGGGTTAATCCTCCGGCGCCTGAGGAAGACGAGGAGGCAGAATGATGTTCGAGTTCATCAATGTAAACCTGCCACTACCAGTGCCAACTGCTAAGTTTGCAATCGCTTGGCTGATCATAGGTAGTTTGACCGCTGCCTTTGTAATGCTCCAATTATACGGCGCGTATCTCACAACTACGGAATGGGATGAAGAAGACATTGAGTATGATCTGGTTGCGCCCAGACAGGATGAATCAATGTGGTTTATCCTGTTTGTTTACCTCGTACTGGCCGTAACCTGGCCTGTCGTCTGGGTAGAACTGTGGAAGGGAGAGCTATGACCACGCCAATCACAAACGAAGTCTGGCAGCACCACAGCGGTCGGCTCTACAAGATCATCTGCGTAGCCAACGAAAAGGCAGAGTCTTGGGAGACCGAGGTGGTCTACCGGGATGTGGACGGTAATGTATGGGCCAGGCCCCTTGCAGTGTTTTTGAGGAAGTTCACGCTGTCGCCCACTTTGCCCCCGGTAGACGCTTTTGGCGAGCGAACTCACGGCAGAGTGACGGTGACCAAATCGTATGTCGTACCGGACAAAGACTGACCAAAGGACCAGACCATGAAACTCATCAGCATCGAAGTACAGAATTTCAAGAAACTGCGCGACTTCCGCGCCGACTTCACCGACGGGCTCAACACCATTATCGGTGACAACTGGGCCGGCAAGACCACCCTACTCCATGCCGTCGTGACCGGCCTGTACGGGCTCACTGCGATCCCCGGCAAGAAAGAGGATATTCCGACCTGGGGCCAGAAGAACTTCAAGATCAAGATGGTGATCGAGCACGATCAGGATGTCTACACTATTACCAGAGACCTCAGGAACGGCGCGGTCGTGCTGGACGGCAACATCGTAGCCTCCGGCAACACCACATGCACCAAGTTCATTGAGGAGCTGTTGGGTCTGGCCTTCAAAGACTTCGCGCTGTTCATCCTGTCCATGCAGGGCGAGACAGCAGGAGTCCTGACATTCGGCGCTACAGCCCTTCAGAAGCGCGTAGAGGCGTTTTCAGGTGCAGAGGTAATCGACAGTGTGTTGGTTGCCGTTCGTCAGCAGATGGGCGTTCTGAAGGCCAGTGCAGCGTCCTCTGACCCCGAAGAGATCAAGTCGGAGATAACCCCTCTCGAAATCCATCGGGCTGAACTCGAAGGAAAAATCGCCAAAGCTGAGGAGGAGCTGTGCGCACTCTTACGCACCATCTTCACCTACCGGACTGACGATGATCAGCTGAAGGCTACAGAAGCCTCACTGCGGGAACGCATCGCTGGTCTAGAACGGGAGCGCCGCGAGCTTGATAATCTGAAGTTTCAAGCACGGGAGTACCAATCTGCATTGGAGGCAGCGGAAGAAGACTTGGCGGCTTTGCCAGAAGTACCTGACCTTGGCCAAGACGAATCGGATGTCGAGGCCATGCGAAAAGGCGCCAAAGAAGCCCGCAAGTTTGCTCAACAGTGGCAGAACACTATCGACCGCAAAGCCGAGCTGGAGGTAACTCTGCCCAAGCTGCGCGAAGCCGCTGACGAGGAAGAGATTCTGGCCGGCAAAGTTCCACCGGCTGAACAGATCAAGGCCGCCTTGAGTGCGGATGCAGAGGCGTACCAGGAAGTGCGCTCGTTACAGAAACACATCGCCAAGCTGAAGCAGGAGCTGAAAGACGGCGTATGCAGCGCCTGTGACCGACCTTTCGAGGACCACAACCCTGCAGAGATTCAGGGGCGCATCGACTTGGCTCTGACTCAGCTGCAGGAAGCTGAAGCAATTCGAGCTGAAACCGAGAAAGAAGTTGATCGCCTGCAGTCGATGGAGCGCAAGTACAGCCATCACTTGAAAGGCACCAAGCTGTCGGCACACGAGGAGGCCCTGCACGAGTACGGTGTTCTGGACTCATCTCAAACAGTGATCGGCAACCCTGCTGACGCCATCGCACAAGCCGAGCAGATGGAGCGAACAGCTGCAGAGTTGGAGGCCCGGATTGCCGGTGCTGAACAGCTTGCCCGCAATCGCTCCAAGTTGAGCAAGCGCGTTGACGAGCTTCGCGCCAAGTTGGAAGACACAGTGGTGCGCGGCAGAGAGGTACAGGCCCGATGTATGCCAGGTACACTGGACACTCTGAAGGAACAGCTACAGGGCGTAGAGCGGCAGCGTGAATGCTTCGCTGAGGAGATCGCAAAGCTGGCCCCACAGCAGGTCGAGCTTTCATCCCACATCCGCACCCTGTCGGTGGAGCTGGCCGGCGTTGGCAATCGGTTGGAGCGGCTTGTTGAACAGCTGAACCAACTACGGGAAACCGCCGACAACCTTGACCGCCATAAACGCCTGGAAAAGTTCTTGGTTGAGTCCCGCACTGAATACCTCAAACAGGTGTGGGATCAGATTCTGGGTGTTGCCAGTGCCAAGGTAGCGATCAGCACTGCCGGCGCAATTCGTCGTATCGCCAGAGACGAAAATGGAGGTTTTGTCGCTGAGGAGACGGGCAAGTGGGTACCTATCGCAAACTGCAGCGGTGCCCAGAAAGGTCACATCGGCGTGGCCATGCGAGTGGGACTGTCTGCAGCGTTGTATGGCAACACCGGCCTGTTGATACTTGACGAACCGACCGAAGCAATGAATGATCAGAATGCTCTGCAACTGGCGGGCGCACTGATGGGCATCGGTGGGCAGTGTGTTATGATCACCCATCGGCCATTTGAGCAGCTTGCGGCCCAGAACGTGATTCACGTCGGTCAGTGAGTTCGGCCACAAAATCTGATCCATGACCCCGGCAATGCCGGGGTTTTTAACAACCAAGGATGTACAAAATGCACCTTTGCACAAATACCGTTGAACAGCTTCTTGAAGCGCAGGATTTTCTGAATGCGCAGTACGACTGCCCTGAGTGGCGCACCAAAAGTCACCCTTTCGCAGATTACATCTGGATCGAGGCGGGCGAACTGTTGAACCACGACGGCAGCATCTTCCACTACCGCAAGCAGGTGTGCGATACCCAGCAGGTTAAACTGGAACTGGTCGATATTCTTCACTTCGGCCTGTCTGTGCTGCTGATGCAGGACGCAGCGGCAGAAGCAGTCGCCAACATGGTTGCAGGCGCTGAGCGACCATCTGGAGACCTTGCAGGGGCCTCTGTTGCCAAGTACGCCAGGGACCTTGCGAAAGCAGCCACGAAAGGCAAATTCGACGTGTTCTGGTTCACCAAGCTGTGCGCAGCTTGCGGCTTCAGCTTCAGCGAAATCGCTGAGGCGTATTTCATCAAGTACACCCTCAACCGGTTCCGCATCAATCACGGCCAGACTCGCGGCGAGTACAAGAAAGTTTGGGCTGATGGCCGCGAAGACAATGAGCACCTGATGGAGCTGGCCGAAGAATGGGACACCGAAGAGGACTTGTACGCAGCGTTGGGATCCCGGTATGCAGCGGTGTCCTAACTGTGCGCTGGAGCTGGGGGAGCCTGGCCAGACGCCTCTGATGTACTTTAAGGCGATGAAACACCCAGAGTTGCCGGTGGCGGGATTCCTGCTGCCGGGCACCGACCTGCATTTGAACAAGGAACTCCCACCTGTTGACTGCCCTCTGCTGATCAAAGTGCCCGCCGGAACCAGATTTCCCTACTTCGAGAGTGGGCACATCTGGGAGCTGGAGCACCCAGTCCTCCTACTGGTGCACCGAGAACACTGGGAACGCAGCAAAGACGCAACACCAACCTACTCCGACGAGTTCGGCAACAAGATAACCGGAAAATTTGAGTGGACGTACCCATGAGTATTCACTTCGGAGACCCGGTGGACCGGGAAGATATTGAAATTCAGAGAACCATCGACATGGGCATTGCCAATGCCCGAGCACAACTGAACTCAGGCCCAAGGCTGAGCCCCAAAGGCACCTGTTACAACTGCGACGAGCCATTTGAAATGCAGGACCGGCAGGCGAAACTGTTCTGCGATGCAGACTGCCGGGACGACTACGAGCGGATCACTGCGAACCGAAAACTGAAGTAACCAACTCCCTAACCACAGTCCCCTTAACCAAAGGACCACTACATGAAAGACCTGACCATTGATGAACTGAAGACCATCCTCGGGTGGTTTGAGGTTTTTGCAGAACACGATGACCTCTTCTTGGAAGGTGATCGGCAGCTTGCGAAGGATTTGGAAAAGACCTTGGCCGAGAAGGAAGAGTTGGAGTCTATGGACCTCGACGACTGCGCAGGGGGCGCCTGCAAACTATGAAACAGTATCACCAACTTCTCACAGACGTAATGACCAATGGCACCGACAGAGGTGACCGCACTGGCACAGGTACCCGGTCTGTGTTCGGACGCCAGGTACGGTTCGACTTGAGCGAGGGATTCCCCCTGCTGACGACGAAGAAAGTGCCGTTCAAGCTGATCGTTGCAGAACTGTTGTGGTTCCTTGAAGGGTCCACGAACAACAACCGATTGGCAGAGTTGAGCGGTTGTGACCCGGAGAAAACGATCTGGGCTGAATGGGCCACGGAAAGCGGCGAGCTTGGCCCGATTTACGGCAAGCAGTGGCGCAGCTGGGATAGAGGACCTTACGCACCTATTGACCAGATTGCGGAGGTGATTGAACAGATCAAATCGAACCCTAACTCACGGCGCTTAATCGTCAGTGGGTGGAATCCAATGGCCCTGCCCTACGCAGATTTGTCTCCACAGCAGAACGCCTCTGCAGGTATGCAGGCCCTACCACCCTGCCACACCTTGTTCCAGTTCTACGTAGAAGACGGCCGACTGAGCTGCCAACTGTACCAGCGCAGCTGCGACATTTTTCTCGGATGTCCGTTCAATATCGCCTCCTACGCCCTGCTGACCCACATCATCGCTGCAGAGTGCGGTCTGGAGGTTGGTGAGTTCGTCCATACGTTTGGCGACTTGCACCTGTATCACAACCATTTTGAACAAGCTAAGGAACTGCTGAGCCGTGTGTGGCGACCGCTGCCAAAGCTGTCTATGACGTTCAAGGAAAACCTTGAGTACCAGGTTAGCGACTTCAGTGTCGAGTTCTACGAACCGCACCCTGCGATCAAAGCGGAGGTGGCCGTATGAGCAAGTTCATTTCAGTGAACATAAACCTTGGCGCCGGGATGGTCGGCACTGTAACCCTCGCGGTAGACGCCATAGCCATGATTTTCAATGACAACTACGCCCACAACAGGTGTCAGATCACACTGCACAGCGGAGAGTCACTGACGGTTCTGTGCAGCCGGGATGAAGTGGCGGCGCAGATCAATTCCAAGGGAGCGGAAGTATGAAAACTTGGATCAAGAAACATGCAACCTGGGCGAACCTGTTCTTTGCTCTGGCGTGTGCATACGCTTCTGCAGGCGTTCTGCACCTGGCAATCGTCGGATTCGACTGGTGGACATTGGCAGATGTTGTTGCCTACTCAACCCTGTTGTGGGTGATCGCTTCTTCGTCCAAACAAGAAGCCATGCACCTGAAAGAGCTTGAGCGATTGACGAATCAGAACCAACGACTGAAAGACCAACTGAGAGGTGCAGGGTTATGAAACTGCTCGTAATTGGCCACGCCCGACATGGCAAAGACACCTTCTGCGAAATGTTGAGAGATCGCTACGGGATGCGCTTTGAGACCTCCAGTTTGATCGCCTGCAGAGAGTTCTTGTTTGACCTGTCCGTTGAGCACGGGTTGGGCTTCGTGTCCCCCGAAGACCTGTACAAGCGCCGTGGCGAAGTCCGCCCCTGGATGCACGACGAGATCAGGGATTTTAACGAGGGCGATCTGACTCGCCTGGCTCGTCTGGTCACAAAAGACAACGACATCTACTGCGGAGTGCGCAACCGGGAAGAACTGGAAGCGTGTAAAGCAGCAGGCGTCTTCGATGCAGTGGTCTGGGTGGACCGGTCAGAGCACCTGCTACCTGAGCCTATGGAAAGTATGCAGCTCCGTAAGGGCGATGCTGACGTTGTGATCGACAACAACGGCTCTCTGAAGGACTTGCAGGATCAGGCAGACTTTCTGATGGTCATGCTGAGACTGGGCCAGCTGGAAGCAGGTATTTCGGAGCGAGCAGCTGAGAAGACTGATCTAGGCGGTATAACCGACGTGGTGGTCAGGTACACAGAACGTCAGAAAGTCCAAGCTGCACACTGAAACAAAATCCCCAGAAAAGCCCCGGCCATTGGCCGGGGATGTACATTTGCACATTACGACCCGACAGAAAGTGGATCAGAATCAAGCGGAGGAACACCCCACTCTGCCGCTTCCAAATAGTATTTTCTATGCTCCATAGGAGCAAAGAACCTTCCATCTGACTCACTGTAGTGGGTCCAGCCAAAACCCCGCACCGCGAAGTACATCGCGTTTCTGCGGAACAGTCCAACCCCACACAGCTTGCAGAAGTCCCGGAATACAGCGTCAGCGTCCTCCCTCACGGGTGTTTCCAGCTTCTCCCCGAACAGTGCGTATAGGTAGTCATGGATCAGTGCCGGGATGCGCTCGTTCTCGCCACGGGGCACCAGGATTCTTGCGAGCCTCGGGATAGACGCCAAATCAGTAACGAACCAAGCCGGGATGTAGATCACCTGTTGCAGTCTGGTTGACCAGAATGCCCAGTCCCTGGTGACCAGCCACTCGTTTGGCTTGGGGCTCAGCTCATAGGCGTCAAGACCTCCACGCAGTAGGATGGCGTCCTTGTCCTGATCTACAGCGACTACTCTACCGAAGTTCTGCGGTATGGACCGATACTGGAACAGGTCAATCTGTATCTCGGCCATGGTCACCTCACAGTAGAGTTGCGATCTTTACAGCGGTGTCAGCCAGCCTGAACGCAGTTTGCAATGCAGTGTTGGCCTCCAGCGCTGCTACGAGGCTGGCAAACCGCTGGTCAAGATTGCCAGCGGCGGCGTCGAACTCCTCGAACACACGCCATTCCTCTGGCGTGTACTCTTCTCGATTATCCAGCACAACCTGTCGGATGCTGAGGTAGGACGACTTTATTTTGGCGTATTCAAAGCTCACCAGGGTGATGTCGGTTACAAACCGCTCAGGCTCATCCGTGAACGCTTTGAGCCGGGACTTCGACCTGTCAATCTGGTCCAGTGCTTCCAGCACTACAGTGACCTCCAGATCGGTCAGGGTGGCGTTGTCGATAAACTCCACAGCCTGACCTGACTCGTAGTGGTACGAGAGGTCGGCGGCGGAGCTAATTACTGAGAGGGTGTTTGCAGGTTGCAGTGAACAAGCGGCCAAGAAGGTTGCAATTGCAGCTGTGATAAGAGACCTCATACACCCAACTCCACTGCTTCGATCTGCTCGATAGCGTCTTCAGCGGCCAGGTCTATCTTGCTCAATGCGAGCAGAGCGTCCTCCTCGGCCTGAAACTTCATCTGGTAGTCCATCGCAATGGCTGCAGCGACCCCCATTGCCGCTTCCAGAGTCATGGCATGAGGCTCGCGGTTTGCGTCACGTAGGGTTATCTCCTCCACACCCGCAAATTGCGCGAGATCAACTGCACCTTTTATGGACTCCGCTGAGGCTTTGCCGCCACGCCAGGTTTTGCCATCTGAGGTGGTCACAACCCTTTGGTAAGCCGAAACAGCTGTTTGCTGTACTTCGCTTATTTTTCTATGTAGTAGGGAGTGAACTTCAGCATAAGTAAAAGGCATTTGAACCCATTGCCCTTCAACCCACTTGACGGTGTGACCTGATATCTCTTCGGGACGTTCAGGAGCCACCTCGTACCCCGCAGCTTTCAACTCTTCAGTAGTGAATGTTGAGGGGTCGGTTCGAGTCCTGCCATCGGGAAGGACTAACCTGAAAGGTAGTGGTTTTGGGGTGCCGCCATTTTTTGAATAAAGCATAAGTTCTTAGTACCTATATTGGGAATGAAACTACAAATGGGCCATGGGTGTGACCTCTAGTAGTTGTGTTGGCGAAGCCAATGACTTCATCCAAAACAGACCAGGAAGCACCATCATTAGACACCTCTATCGTCCAAGATACGGGGTCTCTACTAGATGCGTCCCTTGCTGTTACCCAAGAGTAAGAGTCGAATTCAATAGGCGCAGCAGCTTGTACTACAGCCACCATAAACCCATTGGTTTCAAAATTTACATCGCACAGTTTGGTAGTATTCGAGCCATCAAAAAGAGCGTGCGCCCCCTCCGATGTATTGTTGTTGTATTGCTGCCCCAGTGGGTTTGTAAACACTGCTCCGCTCAGAGACACTTGTGCACCGTCTTTAAAAAACTGTAATTCAGCAGCTTGGCACGCTCCAAAGGTATCTATAGAGACCACCTCTGTGACTTTCCATCTTATATATAACCAACTACTCCTATGAGGCAAAATAGGTAGCTTACCAATTAAACTTAAATAATGTGACTCATTGATGTCGTACACTCGCGCTTTACCAGTATCCCCAGCACGTAAAACTCCACTAATAGGTCCAGGCTTATCTTCTATAGCCTCATAGGCTATACCTACCCCTACGCCACCATCATAAGCGTCCGAAATGGTAGTATAAACACTTTCTGCAGATGAGCTGTGCCCAATACTAAACGCTGCTTGGTATGCAGCGTTATATTCTGCGGCATCTGCATAATACAGTTCAGTTGCAGACGTAAAACTTCCTGGCATACGCTCATCTGACCATGTAACTGCATAAATATTTAAGCCTAATGGATTGTCAGGTAGTTGAAAACTTAGATTGCTTTTAGTCCCAAGAGCTAAGTCATCATGAGTAAACGCAATTGGTTTCAGATATTGATCACTGTGGAGAATAGTTAATGCCGATCTTAAATGGTCAGTTGCAGTGTTGTAAACAACAACTGTATCGCTGCCAGAGTCTACATTTTCAAGCCGAGCCACGGCAACCGTGCCATATGCATCGCCTCTAGTAATAGAACAAATTTGGTGGTCTATAACGGCTGTCAAGTTTCCATAGGTTATGGCAGTAACCATAGGTATAGAGTTTGGAGCATACCCCTCCCAATGCCAAATAAGTAAGACCGTTCTTTTATTGGGTAACGATACGTTGGTAAAAGTATCCGCTGCAGTTGGTGAGTTTTGGTTTATTAACGGCTGAGGCATTGTTGGACTGGCAGCTTGTACAGGTTGCGCTACATCTTTGTCTGGTCCTAAGAAGTTTCCAATGTAACCGTTATAGCCAGTGGAGCTACGCATCGCTTATTTCCTCGTATGAGCAAATCGCGTCAATAACGGAGTCAGCGGACGCGTAACAGGATAGGCTCCATCCTTCTTCTAGGTATATAAAGTTGTCTCTACCGACAACTACAAGAGTCGCACCAGGAGGTATAGGGGCATTAGAGATAATACTGTAATCCAACCCATTACCATCATCTGAGATATACACACTAACGTCATGCTCGTTGGCGGTAGCCTTGTTAGAGCAGGCTAAAGTGTTGATCTTCAGTATTTTCCCAGAACCTATTGGGTTAGATATGATTTCACTGTCGACTATAGCTGCTGCAACAGTCGAGGTTCTGCCTACGATACTGGTGACATTTACAATGTTTACCATTACTGAACCCCTAAAAAATGATGGATAACGCTATTGCCTTCTTAGACATCTCAGAGATGGTGTTAACTTCAGTTTTGGTGAAATACCGATCATCATGGTTGTGATCTGTTTCAGCTTTTCCCTGCTGCAACGCCTTTACATCCGTACCTATCGCCTCCGCCAACGCGGTCAGCTTCTGCTCCAGACTCATGGCTTACACCGCATCCCGAGCTGCTGTATAAGAAGCCGTAATATCTACTTCTGGATTGCCAATGCCGATATTGGTACACGCCTGCAACTGCTGCGCTGTAGTAAGTGTTTGGGCAGCATCAAATCGCACTCGTTTACTAATCTGATCAGCAATGGTGGCAGCGTAGTTTGGATCATTGCCAATCGCTGCAGCTAATTCAGAAAGGGTATCCAGTGCAGCCGCAGCACCATCTGTAAGCTCATTCTTAACAGCAGTTTTAGCCGCTTCAATGGTGTCAAATATCTTATCTGCAGACCATGTAACCAGCGTAGAGCCATCGCCAGCCTGGTCGTCAATCTGGGCACCAGAGCTTCCAAGCGCTGCGAAAATCTCATTTATGGCGGCTACGAGGCTGGTCTTGTTCGTGGTGGATAGGGCCGTCAAGCTGCCCTGGTTGTCAGTCAGGAGCTTTACATCAGCGCCGATTGCCTGGGCAAGTGATACGAGTTTTGTTTCGAGAGACATAAAGGTTAACTCCTGGAAAGTATGTAATAGGCGAGGGGGTCGGGGCTAAGGTCGTCTGACACGTAGACTCCACCGTCAGACCCCGCTTTAGCTCGGTTGGTTGGGTCTTCGCTGATTTTTGGCAATAGCTCTCCACCTCCGCCGCCTATAGCTACTACTTGCTCGTGGAGGGTGTTCAGTTTTTCGATGTAGTCACGGTCGCCGGGGGCGAACAACTTTTCGCTCATATTTCCTCCAGTGCGAAAGCGTGTGACGCCCCGTTAAAGTGGACAAGTGCTACAGGAGCCACTTTGCTCCTGCGTCCGAACATTTGATAAGCCTGTTCCTTCCCTGCATCAGTGTTCTCAGGGAATAGACTTACAAACAGCAGCTTGCCAAGAGGGATGCCGTTCAGTATGCCGAAAACCTTGGCACCTTCTTGGTCTGTCAGTGCACCGAGAGTAAAATTGAGAGTCTTCTTCCGTGGTCGGAGGGTAGTTCGGGTGTCGCCAGACTGGGTTTTGGAATGCGAACTGCGATCATCGAATCCAAGCTGAACACCTACGTCAGCCGTGACTTCTGGTGACCAGTGGTTTCCGATCACAAGCCTTGAAGCCTCCAAATATCCAGCAGGGTTTTGGCTGTCGGTGATGGCGACCTCAACCCTTCGGCAAGTGACATGACCTGCCGTAACCCAGTGGGTGGCGTATACCCCTACTCCAGAATAGGTGTAGTGGTTGACGCCCAATGGTTCGGAGCCCCACCCGAAATTACCGAATGAGGCTGGAGGTACAGCAAGTACATTGCCCGAGTCGTAAACAACGGAGGTGCCGGCCGCATCCGAGAACAACTTCACTCGCATGTAGCTTGTGGACGTGAGATTGCAGAATGGTAGCGCGACCATGCTGACGAACTGAGGTGAGGAAAAGGTAGCCGTGAGTGTCGCTGACGTGCTAGTGGACCTCCAGACCTTTGCCCGGTAGTTTGTCTTCAAATTCTCAGCGACCAGCGACCCCGATACGCTACTGGCGCTCAGGGCCGCTGAATCAGCTAAATTGTCGTATACAAGGCGCATTGTACATTCCTCTCATAATGCACAAATGTACATTAACACATGAGCAAAGTCACCCACAAAGGTAGATGCAGGCGATCTGCTTAACCTCGTTAGGCGTAGAGAACGTGACTCCTTCTCTGGCGCGAGCAACCGTGCAGTTCCTTACGATGTCGTCATCTTGCCGCATCCCCTTCCCCGGCATATTGGAGGTTACAATCAGATCACCCGCTTCGATGTTCCCGTTTTCACCGCAAACGTTGATAAGGCCTTCTCCAACCGCGTTTACATTCAAAACGAAATAGGCAGTGTCAGGAATAACCTGCAACGCTGCTGGCATGTTGCCCTCGTTACAGAGTCCCCGTTTAACCGCTACTACACCAAGGGCTGTCTTGAGGTTTCCAGCTGACGAAGGCTCGCAGGTGAAAATAGCATTGGACACGTTCTTTCTGTTGATACAAGAGAGGTCCACAACAATATCACCCACAACAACACTATCAGGGTCTTGTATCAGGGCCTCATGTGAGCCGGTGAATGGACCATAGTTAGTTCCAGGGCCGTCAGCGTAAAAATCGAAGGCATTGGCCCCGGCAACGATCCCGGCGGACACAGCAGCGCCGTTGACCTGCTTCACCGCCCTGAGGCCGTGGTTGGAAGAACTGGCAGAACCTTTCGCTACCGCAGAGATTGCTGGGCCTCCCCCAGTGTGTTCCGCCAGGATAGCGCAGTTGGATTCAGAGTTGGTGCTTGAGGCAGCGACTGCTTTAATCGCCACTGGGTTGCCAGTGGAGGAGGTCATCTGGGCCAAGATGCCTATCATGGCGTTGCTGGACGTTGCTCTTACCACATAGGACCCCGCTGTAGATTCAAACGATGCAGCTTCTAAGTGGCTATCTACACCAAACCCGGCCCCGTTAGGAGTTTCAATGAGAACTGCAGGTTGGTACCAGGTCCTATTGTCCTTTACCCTCATAGCTCTCTGGGCAATGTTTGCAGAACCTGTACCTTCGTAAGTGACGTTGAGTAAATCCCCGCTAAGAGAGGAAGTGTAATTAGCGAAAACTTCTACACTTCCCACGGTTGTGAGTGCCGTACCTACCGAGTTACCAGATAAGTAGCAGGCTGAGTAACCGTACCCTGCATAGGTGCCTGTAGAAGCTGAAGCGTAAATTGCATGTAAAGTTTTACTGCCAGGGTCAAGTTTCAGCATCCCCCCGCCCAAGTCAGTAGCCCCAAGAGTGACAGATGGGGTTATGTCCCCTGTAGCGTAAAACTTCAGCATGTTGTCAACGGGGTCTAGCCACACCCGCTTACCTGAGTTACTTGTTTTCAACGAACCTGATAGCGACAGGTTTCCATTGGAGTCCAGGGTAAGGCTGTCTGACTTAATGCTCAGCTTGTTGGCCTCGTATTTTATATGGTTAGCTGAGTCACCTATAAACGCCCGTATAGCGCCACCATTGTATTGCAGCTGGACACCAGTAGTGCCCCAGAATCCAGTGCCCAAAGCCAAACTGCCGGTTGCGTTTATGTCCTTAGCGAACAGCCCATCTGCGTCCACCCTGTCAGCATCCAGCGTCCCTGTCTTTATCCACCCACCGTCGATCTGGGTGTAGGTAAACGAAGATGTACCGTTCGTCAGGGTTTCCCCTGAGAAGGTGACCAAGCCTGAGAACCCAATACCCTGCTTAACGGTGCCGATTTGGAACCCTTGTGAGCCTTGGTATGTAGCCTCAGTCACAGTGATATTGGTGTACCAGTATTTGTTGCTGTTACCAGCTTGGAACACCGGAGGCGTTGTCTTCCAGGAAGTGGAAACTCCGCTCAGGACACCGGTAGCGAAATTGTAGGACGCACTGCTGACAGAAGGCGCTGCCGGTGCTGATGCCGCAGAAGATTGGTAGTAGATCAAGAATGACGCTGTTCTAGGCCCTGTGTCTCCTTTGTCCCCGGTGTCTCCTTTGTCCCCGGTGTCTCCCTTATCGCCGGTTGCGCCTTTCTTGTAGAACTCAGCCGGGGAAGACCAGGCTGAATAAGTCCAGGAGGTACCGTTGTGAGTGTACCTGCGCTCAGACACCCATACGGTGTCGCTCTCCGTATAGCCAGTGCCCGCAGCGGTGTCGTACCAACCGGTAGGTATGGACTCCGTTGAACCGTTGAAAGACCCTCCGGTGGGCGTTGCTGGTTTGGTTGCTGACTTTCTGAAGATGAAGCTCTTAAACGACCCATCGTTGCCGTCGAAGTAGTCCACCCCCTTCACTGGTTCCCTTAGGACAACTGTCTGCCCAGCGCCGTTTGAAATAGTGTAGGTGCCATCGCCGTTGTCAGTGACCGTTGGTATAGGCGCCGGAGTACCTGGATCACCATCGCTGATGAGCACACTGTTACCACTACCGTCAGTGAGGGTGTAAGTCCCGTTCCCGTTATTCGTCACTGTGGCACTCTTACCCGCTGTAGACTTCGCAAGCGATTGGTAGCGGGTGAATGAGAGGGTGCCACCTGTAGACGGTCTCACCGCGATAGTGAACGTGACTACCGCCCGATCCGCTGTCATGTTGTAGCAGTTTGCATACCGCCGAATGACGCTTGACACCGTGGACGCACTGCCGACATTCACGTTGGTGTCAGAGACTGTGACAGAGAAAGTACCTGCACCGGAGGTTGCATAAACTAGAGGGGTCGATCCCTCCCATACCCTGATGTCGGTGCCGGAGCCAACGTAGTCAACAACACCTGCTGCAGTTGTTGGCAGGACATGTGCCTCGTTGCTCAGCGCTACAGAGATACCGTCAGACCCGTCTGTACCATCAGTTCCATCAGACCCTACTCCATCAACCCCGTCCTTTAACAGTGGCACTGTTATAGTGTCAGTAGCTACTACTGGATTTGAGGAGCTGCCTTCTCTGACCTCCACTTTTACAGTGAAGCTGTCTGATGTTTTGGTGGAGGGCAGGAATACAGACCGAGAGCGGGATGTCGAGTGCGCAACCTGTGACCCATTTACCAGCCAACGGTAATACACCGTGCCAGAGACCCCGGTAGCCGCCGCCGTGAAGGTGATATAGCTGGGGTCTGGCTGAGTGCCGTCTGGCTGGTAAACACCTGCCGTCCTGGTACCTGACAGTGAAACAGTTTTAGGGGTCTCGCCCTGGGTAGCAGCAGTGATGGACTGTTTCCGAGAGAGAAACAGTTGACTGCCATCGAGACGAGTAACCGTGATGTCGTACAAGACCTCCCCACGCGCCCCTGAGAGCGCAGAGTGGTCGCCGTAGGTGATAGCATCAGCGGTCGTTGTTTTGGCCCCTACGGTGAGTCCAGAGCCTGTGGCGACTACGTTGAAGGTGCCGGCCACTGAGCCAGTTGATAGCTTTACAGAGCCTTCCCACACTTCAATGGTAGTGCCAGAGCCAGTGTAATCGGCCACACCTCCGCTGAAGGGTACAGTGTGGGACTCATTGCTCATGCCAACAGTGAGTCCAGATGACGCTGAGATGACCTTTGACAGGTAGGCAGTGTCCGACCCAAGAACCTCTGCATCCATCGCACCTTGGCGTATTTCAACCACCACTGCAAACGGGAAATCCTGGGCGTCTTCTGGCGTTGGAACACTGAGCAAGTTTGAGTCGGTATGCTGCACTAGGGCACCGTCTACGTACCATGCGTAGTACACCGTCACTGCCGGGTCCAACCCAGTAACTTCAGCCGCAAACTCAAGCGGTGGCAGGTTAGCATCCAGCCCAGAAGACGGATACACCGTGGTGCCTTGGCCTTCATCAATTCTCACTGAGAACGGGGTGCGGCCATCTCGCAGGGCGCTCACTTCGATAGAAGCAGTGAACACCTCATTCTCAATGTCTGGTGTAGGTTTGAACGTGGAGGTGTCCTCGACAGTGGCAGTGATGCCCAACGGCCCATTGAGTACGTCGCTCAGTGCGACCTGAACGCCAACCTGCGGTTTGGGTTCCACCTCAGATTCTTCGTCCAAGATAGGGCTCAGGGTTACGGCCGGGTCGCTGCAGGTGAAGACAGCCTCCCCGGTAATAGCCACCAATTCTGCCAGGACGTTGATAACCCCCGGCAGCGGGTCACCAGTGATTTCATCATACTCGAATGGTATGAACTGACCGTACTCGTCGAACCTGAAGAACGGGTGATCGGAGGTAAGCTCAAGACGTTTCAGGCCGGGTAAGACCACGTTATCGGGCAGGCCCACCGGCATCAGGCGAACCTGTGACCCTATTACAGTTGCGCCACGAGTATTCTTCACAGGTAGTGTCACAGCAGGACCTCCAGTTGTACCGTCATTTCTATCCAATTAGGCTCTACCCCGACAACTACACATGGTACAGGGGAGTCAAATTCACTGAAGTCCAGTAGCAGTTCGTCGCCTACCTCCAGCAGTAAGAGTTTTCGCAGGCCCTCAAACTTAGCGATGTACCGCTGCCGGTCGAACATACTCAGCCGCCTGGACACCTCTGCCTCGGCGTCAGACTTTACTTGCAGGTAGGTTGACTCATCCTCAGCTGGGTCTGTGATCCTGTAAAGTTCGGCAGCGATGGAATTCTCTGCTGTTACATACTTCCACTCCTCAGCCCATTCTTTTCTGTGCGCCTCCGGTATACCGGCTGCTGTGTCACTCTGAGGGGTGTAGTTCCTGTTGTATGCCAGCTTGCGCACAGGCATCGGTTTGAGCCTTTCACTTTTGTAGAAAGACCCTTCTTCGATGTCGAAATCGGTAACCGTCATCACTGGGTTGCCAGTTGGGTCGTTCAACTTTGCAATCGACAGTTTGCCAAACTTGTCCACCACCACCCCGGCCCCCAAGCTCGATGTCAGCGCTTGCAGTGTTGCTAGAGTGTTGTCCGTACCAGTTGCATACGCCCCGACGCATTGAGGGCTGCTCGCTTTAAAGGCGCTCATGGCAACTGTGTCAATGTCGCTCATCTGTAGCCGGGTTGCAGAGTTTCCAAACTCAGTAGCTATTCGCTCCACCAGAGAAGCTACGTCATCCGCGTACACTGGCTCGGCGTCGCCGTGGACCGTGCAGGTGATTGCTCCGAAAGGGGCGTTACCTAATGTGAACTCGGAGTTATCTGTTTCGGATACGGTGAAGGAAACAGGAACCCCAGAATCCCGAACTTCAGCGATGCCCCCTATGGACCTGGTGTGCACCTTGTACAGCAGTGTCGCCGGGTCTTTCAGGACTGGCGTCACGTTGCTCACTTCCCCGAACGCAAGCGGTACCGGTGTTCCGTCATCAAGGGTTGCTGAACTTAATGGGTAGTTCAACCTGTCCAACACGCTTCGCAACTCGATACTCAAGGCGTATCGACCTTTGACGCTCAAATCTTCCACTACGCCTGAGAACACCAACCTGAACTGCGAGCGAGACCAGGATACATCGCCCAGGTAAACGCTAACTGGCCTGTTGGTCCACACATAATCTAGGAACGGGTCCAAGTCCAACTGACTGTTGTTCAGTTCTATGTCACCTGGGGTAAGCGCTGGCGAACCGGTTAGCGACAGGGTTTCTTTCACACTGCCGATTTTGTTAATACAAGGCAGGTACACCTCCGAGGCAGGTGTGTCGGTAGGGTGCGTAACGTACCCACTGGTTGAAAGGTACAGTGTCCTATCGACCCCATTTCCGTCAGTGACCTGTACCTCCACCAACAATGTAGGTAATGAGTCATCCGACATGATCCAGTCGAGGAGTTCTGGGTAGATCATCGTAAAGTTACCTTGTGCTTGGTCGTATTTGTTTTGCCTGAGTCAACTGCAGTGGTGATCTTGTCAGAGCTTCTGTCCGCTGCGTCGTAGGAGGCATAGGTGATCTTTTGGGTGTGGCGCTCTTGATCTGAGCGGAGGCGAGCCACCTCTTCCCGCAGCGTCCGGACCTCAGCTACCAACGCCGAATTGGCGTCAGTTTTGGCGCGGGAAGCAGGTACCACTTTCTCCCCTCGGTGCAGTATTGCCTTGTAGCCGTCGAAGGGTACCGAGTCGATGCCGCCGAAGTGTGAGCCGTTGGCCTTGTACTCACCTGAGGCTTTCATGGCAGCGATCATATCTTGCACGGATGCCCCAGAGTCGAGCTGTGACTGCCAGTAGTAGGCGCCTTGGGCGTCCGGGGCACGGCCGAGAAGATCAACGTAGGCGCTTATAACGTCGGATGAGATACCAGAGAGCGCTAATCCCTCGTATGAGTTACCTGTTCCGCTACGGTACTCTCCTGAGTTGATCATCCCTTTCACGATCTCTTCGAGGGATACCCCGGAACCCAGTTGCCCCTGCCAGTATTGGGCGCCTTGCTCATCTGGGTTCCTTCCAAGTACCGTCTGGTAGGCTGCTATAACCTCAGACGAAATACCTTCCAGGTTCAACTGTTGCCCAGCAGCGATAGCCTGCACCACTTCGCCTATGCCAGTTGCCAGGTCCTGTGGCAGCAGTTGAATTGCAGATAGGATGTCCCCTTCAAGGCCGACACTTGCAGCGAGTTGTTTGAACTGAGCATCCAGCAGTTCAGCTGCCCGAATCTGGGTGTTCAGCAGCTCGTTGTTGGCAGCTTCAATTCGAGCCTCATAGTCAGTCTCTTGGCCGTACTGATTTTCCAAGCTCTCAAGCGAACCAAGAACGTCGTTGAAAATACTCTCGTATGCACCTGATGAGGCGTAGTAGCTTGATGCCTCACCAAGGTAAGCCTGAGCAGCGGAATCCAGCTCTCCGGCTCTTGAGAAGTCTCCGCCTTCTACGGCGGTGAGGATGGACGCATACTGCCTCTGAGCCTCAGCCAGTCGCTCTGCCGGCGTCAGCGGGGAAATGTCGCTGAGCTTCAGGTTGTCGATCAGAGTCCGCAAGGATTTCAGCAGGTTCTCTTCCTGGCCGATTCTCTCAAGGGCCAGAGCATGTTCTTCCTGGGCTACCTCAAGTGTGTACTGGTAGGCGTCGTAGATGTCCTGTGCGCCGCTCTGGAAGGCTTCAATATCCTGCTGGGTCAGGTGCTCGGTTGCTTCAGAGAGGCCAGTAACAAGGGACTTCACAACATCGCTGAACAGGGCTTCACCCGTCTTCAGCTTATCCAACCACCGGTACAGCTCCATCGCGGACGGGTCTCGCCCAATGGTGTTACGGTATGCCTCGAACAAAGAGGCTGTCCACTGCTCCATCTGCGCGTAGTACGCAGCGTAGGACTGGTTATTCTCGATCAGGGTGTTAAAGCCCTCAATATCCCCTGCGCGTTCAAGCTCCTCTACAAGACTACGGAATGCTGCCCGAGTGCCTGGAATCTCGTAGCCGAGGTCTTCAAGAGCCCCAGTCAATTCAGCCATTGTATTGGCTGCCCGTTCTTCCTCGCTGTAGAAGCTCTGGTAGTAGCTATCCAGATTCGCAGCGAGTACATCGAACCCGCCTGCAAGCTCAATCATGCGCTCGGTCAGGCCAAGGGCGTCTAATCCGACCTCTTCGATTTCCAGGCCAAGTTTGTCGAAGGCGGAGGAAATCATGTCGAAGGAGCCTACAACCCGGTTGACTGTTTCCAGTTGGGTCTCACTGCCTCGGGAGAACGCTTCGTATATGTCTCGACCGATAAACTCGCCAAGAATCTGCGCTGAGAGGCCGTCCTTTGACGACAGGCTTGCAATAGCGTCAGCGATGATCTGATCCAGCTGCGCTGACAAGTCGCCTGAGAAGTCGTAATTGGCGCTCTCAGCGACATATTCCAAGTCCGCTGTCACAGCTGTGATGAACAGATCAGCGAACTCCTTGGCTCTACCCTCCAGCCCTTCGGGCTGGACCAGGGCCTGGCCAATCACCTCTGAAATACCGGCGCTCCAGTCCACTGAAGCACCGGTCAGGGTGTTTGAAATATCAGGGATAGAAAACCCTTCAGCCTGCTGGTAGAACGCAGCCTGAGTAGCGTTTCTGGCAACGGAGTCGAACAGACCCTCATCCGTGTCTTTCTTGAGGGTCACAAACCCGCCCATGGTACTGGGCAGAGTGCCGTCCTTACTCAGGGCGTTAAGTATGGAGAAAGACTTCACAAGGTCAGTGGTGGTATCCGTGTTACGCTGAACAAACTTACTCAGTTGGTGGTTTGCCGTTTCAGATATTATGGAGTACCTGTCGTACAGGAACTCCTCCATGCGAGCCTGATCGCCTCGCTGTCCCCCACGTTCGAATCCTTCTACGGATGTTTTCGCTGCGGAAATTTCAGCTTCCGACATACCACTGGCTATTAGGGCGTCGAGGGATACCAGCGCATCAAGTGCCTCTTGCCAGTCCTCCACTTTTCCATACTTGTTTATATGGATAGACGACTTGCCAAACGCAGTCACTGCGTTTATTTCTTCACTGTCAGGCGCAGTTGGGTGGTAGGTGTAGTGCGGAGACTTGTCAGCCTCATCGTAGGTGTAGATGCTTCCTCTCATACGATAGGACTTGTCACCACCAAACAGCGAGCCGCCTAGAGCCATACCCAGGACCGCGCCGATAGCTGCTCCTACTGGGCCGGCCCAGGACCCAGCTGAAGCGCCGGCTGCCACACCAGAGCCCCCTGCGATAGCAGCGCCTGCCATGCCTCCAAGGATTGATCCGCCAGTGGTGAAGGCTGTGTTAACCCACGGGTTCTCTGCGCCCTGAACCCCAAGTAACGACCCACCTATCGCTCCCAACGCACCCCACGGGGAATATGAGAGGCCTTGGCTGAAAAGGGATGCGCCTTCAGACATGACTGGCGCTGTGGAGGACACTACCTGACTACCCCCAGATATGGCCTGGAACGAACCAGCTGGTGGTGCCACCGGAGACATTAGTGCCCCTTCAACCCCTGGTAACGCTGATGACAGGGCCTGCCCACCTCCTGGAAGCGCGGTTGCAATGGTCGTAGTGCCTGCAGTGCTTAGCCCTAACGACTGTCCCATCCCACTGGTAGCAAAATCGTTGAACCAGCTTACGTCGGCCTGACCGCCGCCCTTCCAGAAGTTCCAGGCATTCTTGCCCATATCGACAAGGTTGCCCATGCCGCCGCCAACGGTCACACCCTGGTCAGCAGCCCATTTATTTGCTGCTGGCCCCATTCCCATCATGCCACCGACACTGGCAACCATGTTGACGATGATCGGCTTGATAGCAGCTTGGTAGGCCAGCTCGGCCAGCATTCGCTTGAATGAGCCTACGATGCTATCGAAGAAGCTCTCGGTGTCTTTGAATCCACGCTCCAGGAGACCGACGGTTTCGGACTCGATGGTGGAGTACATGGATTCCAAGGAGGCTACTTGCTGCTGGCCGAAGCGGTTCGCTTCACTCAGTTCAACCTTCTGTCGGCCAAGCAGAATCAGTATTTCCTTCTCTACCTTAACTCGGTCCTCAAGGTCAGCGATGCCATCCTCTCCGACCTTGCCGAGAGCAATGGCAGCGGAGAGCTGTTCTTCAGCCAGGCGTATTTGGCGTTCCTGTTGCTTGATCGCCAGTTCGCGCTGGTACTCCTCGTCATCCAGCAGTAGGACGCCTCGTTCGTATGCGGCGTTGATGTACTCAATTGAGGCGTACTGGGACTCCAGGGCTTCCTTGCGCTTCAGCGTCTGCTCAAGGGACTTGGCAGCTTGCTCGTTCGCTCTCTGCTCGTCCTTTACGGCGCGGTCGTTCTGCTGAGCAATCTGGCCCTTGATTCGTTCTTCCTGCTGCAGCAGTTTGAGTGCACGTTCCTTGGCGTTGTTGGTGTTGCTGAGGCCCTTCTGTTCTTCTCCAAGGTACTCCTGCTCAAGCTGCAGGCGCTCTGCACGAACCGCTTTCAGCTTGTCCTGAAGGCTGACCTGCCCAAGCAGTTCGGCCTTCTGGTCACGGTACGACTGGACTACCTCCGCTGACTTATTTGCGGTGTCTTCATTTGCGGCTTTAAGTGCCTGCTCGTGCTTGATTGTTTGGGCTTTGTAGGTATTTACAGTTTCTGCGAGCCTAGCAACTTCAGCCTGTTTGACCCTGACGCCCTCTTGGGCCTGTTCCAGCGCCTCAGCGCTTATTTTGCCCTCTACAAACAGTTTCGAGAGGTTCTGGAAGCTGGCCTGCATCGTCAGATATTCTGCGCCGGCTGATGCCAGAGCCATCTCGGCCTCGGCCTGGCTTCCGAACAGCCCAGACTCCTCTTTGGCTATGCCCGCCGCCTGCAGTGCTCTAGCAAGCTCCTCAGCCTGCCGCGTCTGCTGCTCCATTGTGGAGCGAACCTTGTCTGCCTCCTCCAGGTTCTCAAGTGCAAGATGCTTGTGCAGTTCCTCTTGCGCCATCGCGTAGGCAGTAGCAGTGGTTTCCAGTGCACCCTGTATGGAGTTGTACTCAGCAATCAGCTGATCCGCTTCCATGTCCCGATACCGGGACAGGCGGTTCTCCATCGCATAGTCAACACCTTCACGGCCAAGCCCAAAGTTGTTCTCCAGGTAGTCGCCGCCAGAATTCATCATGCTGTAGGCGCCGTAACCTGCAGCGCCTACCGAAAGTCCTTGCAGCCCGTACTGCAGGCCTTTGGCCAACAGCGTTCTGCCGGCACCTATAGGCGTGACGCTTGACACGATCTGACCGGTGGAGGCAAGTGCACCCGGGATCGTCTGGGTGTACTTTCGGCTCTCCGAACCAGACATGATCATGCCGGCCAGCATACGGTTGTCAGTTTGCTGTTTCAGGCCTGTGTACAGTTGGACCGGGTTGCCACTCTTGGACGCCTTGCGGCCGCGCAGCCACTCAGCACCGAGGGCTCCGTATGAGGCCGCTGCGTTGACCCCTGTACCGATCATGTTGACCGCACCAAGTGCGAACATACCGGCTTTGGCAGCGGCCAACAGCTGGACGATCTCAGCTATCCAACCGGCCATCGTCCTGAACTGCTCGTTGATATCCTTGATGTCCAGGGACTTCACGAAGTCAGTAGCTGCCTGCACGAGGTACCGCAGCTCTTCCTTGTTCATGTCGTAGAATTCGAGGTATTTTTCCTCAATAGCTGCCTGGAGCTTCAGCCAGTCGCCACGAAGGTTGTCCTCCATGATAGACTGCATGATCTTTGCTGCGCCTGCGTTCTCATGCAGCTGCTGGGTCAGTACCTTCAACTCTGATGCGGACTTTCCGACTTCAATGCCCAGTTTCTTAGCTTTCTCAGCTGCAGCGTCTGTCGCTTTTGCAGAGTCGATCATAGCCTTCAGGCCAGCTGCCTGACGCTTGCCGACAATCGCCTCGATGTCAGAAAGCGTCATCTGGGCGCCGGCCATCTCGGTCAGCAACTCTGTCCAGTTGCGCATCCGACCTGAGTTGTCGTCTACCTGAATACCGTACCGCTGCAGGACTTCCATGGCCTCGGCCGTGGGTGCCAGCAGGGACAACATCGAGGTACGCATCGCCGTACCCGCACGAGACGCCTTGATACCGGTGTTGTGCAGGACTTCGAGGGATGCAGTGATCTCCTGCAGGGAGATGTCAGCCTCTCGTGCCAGCGGTGCCACGTAGGACATGGCGTTGCCGAGCTGTCGAACGTCCATGTTGGAGTTCGTGATAGCCGTGGCCATGTCGTCCACGATCTCACTGATTTGCCCGGCTTCAAGGCCCATGCCGACCATGATGTTGGTCACGATGTCGGCAGTGGTGCCCATATCCAACATGCCGATGGACGCCAGTCTCAGAGACGGCTCCAAGGCAGTCAGAGCGTCTTCTGTCTTCAGGCCCGCCATACCGAGGTACATGAGGCCGTCAGAGACTTCACGCGCCGTGAACACAGTGTTCTCTGCAAGAGAGCGCACTTCCTCCGTCAAGCGGATTGTGTTCGCGCCGGAGGCGTCCATGATGGCGTTAACACGGTCCATCTGAGACTCAAACTCGGCACCGGCCTGGATCGAACTTTTCAGCGCGGACCCTACCCCATACACCGCAGAGGCGAATAGGATAGTTGAGCTGGTGAACATGCCGAATGAGGTGCCGATACCTGCAAGGCCAGCACGGAAGCCAGCTGTAGCCTGATTGGACAGGTTGACAGCTGTGGTGAGTTCACGAACGCTACGCTTGAACCGGTCAGTAGCGGTGCCGGCCTTCAGGAGTTCGTCACGGGTCTGTTTGAGCTGGCGCTTCTGCCGCTCAAGCTCCATGTATTCCTTACCCTGAGCGGTCTGCAGGAACTGGATTTCGGCTTTCAGCTTGCGGATGCTATCTGAGTGATCGTTCACCGCAACCGTTGTTTTCTTGATGCCAAGCTGCTCTTCGGCCCAAGCCTTATCTGCCTTTTTCTTTTCAGCCAGCTCCAGGCGAGCAAGCTCAATGTTACGTTGGGTGGCAGAATTGTATTGGTCTCGGGCCGCTCTGGCCTTGGCAAGCTCACTGCTCTGCTTTACCTGTTCCTGGATGAGCTGACGCTTCAGAGCGATCTCGGCCTTCAGCAGTTCTTGCTGCCGGCCGGCTTCAGAGTTCAAGAACGCCTGCTCAGAACGGAGCTTTTGCAGCGTCTGGCGGCGCTTCTCTTCCTCGACAACCAGTTCCCGCTGCCCACGCAACTGTTGCTCCAGAACTGCACCACGCTTGCCTTCTGCAGAGTTCAGGTAGGCAAGTTCAGCGCGTAGGTCTTTGATACGGTTTCGACGGGCGTCTTCCTGCCCGGCCAGTTCTTTTTGGCGTTTGATCTGACGCTCAATAGACAGCGCCCGCTTACCTTCGTCGGAGTTCAGGTGCTTCAACTCTGCCCGAAGGTCCTTGAGGCGGTTCTTCCGACGCTGCTCCTCTGTGACCAGTTCCTTCTGACGTTTTACAGACAGTTCCAGCTCAGCGGCAAGCTGCCCCTGCTCTGACTTCAGGTACCGCAGTTCAGCGCGTAGGTCTTTCAGTCGGTTTGCCCGACGCTGCTCCTGAGTGGCCAGTTCTTTTGTGCGCTTGAGAGTCAGTTCTTCGGAGGCGGTTTTCTTGCCAGCCTCAGAGTTGAGGAATCTGATTTCCGCACGAAGGTCTTTGAGCTTATTCTTGCGGCGCTCGTCCGCTGTGGCCAGTTCTTTCTGGCGCTTGATTGCCAGTTCAAGGGAGGCGGCTTTCTTGGCTTCCTCAGTCGATAGCTGGCGAAGTTCGGCCCGAAGGTCCTTCAGTCGGTTTTTACGCTGCTCTTCAGCGACGGCCGCTTCCTTCGAGCGCTTGACCTGAAGGGCGAGCGATTCTGCCTTCTTGCCTTCCTCAGAGGCGAGGTAGCGAAGCTCAGAACGAAGGGCACCAATCCGTTCTTTTCTCTTTGTCTCAGCGAGCGCTGCTTCCTTTGCGAGCTTGATTTTATGCTCAAGCAGCAGTGCGTCTTTGCCCTCCTGGGTGCTGAGGTGTTTCAGTTCGGCAGTGAGGTCTTTGACCCGTTGTGTCCGTTTGCGGTCGGATTCCTCAGTGGCCTTTGCGGCTTTTAGCTGTGCTTCCATGCCTCGTACAGTTTGAGCCATGGTGGTGTTGAACAGCGAGGCTTCGGCTTGCAGCTTTCTGTGCTGTTCAGCCAGTTTCATCTCAGCTTCACGCAAGTAAGCTGTACGCATACCTGCGTGAGTCATCTGCATGATTTGCTGTTCGAGGGCGGTGCTGTAATCTTTGGAGGACTTATGGACCAGCTGCTGCAACTTCTGCTGGTCCCTCAGCACATTGTTGTACTTCTGAGTTTTCTGCCAGGTTTCCTGAAGGAGTTTTGCTTCTGCTTCAAGGCCCTTAACCAGACTTCCGGTTGCAGCTCCTGCGTTAGCAGCTGCCTTTGCGTAGTCCGTCCCTATCACCTTGACGGCTTTCTCAGCGGCTATAGATAGGTCTTGCGCCTCTTTCCCAGCGTCTTCCAGCGTTTTCCCGATGCGAGCTATCGCCTGCTGAATACTCTGTTCACCTTCGAGAGCGACATCGAGAACAAACGCCATATTAAGTACCCTGCTTCTCTGAGAGCTTCTGTGAAATTACCCGGCGTTCGGCGGCGTCACAGCCCACGACAACCTCGGTGAGCCACCGGGTATAAACGGGGTCAGAATACCGCAAGACTGTGCAAATGTACATTTGTACATCGGTGAGAGGGATAGGCTGGTAGCCCGTTTCATTGGAGGGTCTTAGCTGCTTGAGGAAGTTGAAAACATGAAAGGCTTCGTTGAAGTGCGACGGCAAATGCGGGAGTTCGTCGTGTTCCTGAAGTACCTTCGGCTTTTCTCCCCACCGTCTCCAGGCCTCGTGAAGGGATGCCAGATTGACATCCCCATGACGAGCGTACCAGCTTACGACTTTTTTGCGGCCTCAACGTCGTCCTGCAGGTTTTTCAGCAGGTACTTGTCGCGGTTGCCGGACATCATGCTCATGTCCTTGCGGAAATCCTTGGACAGCAGCAGGTACTGTTCAGCGGTATTCTGAGTGTGCTTAACCTTCTTGCCTTCTAGGTCTTCAAAGCCGTCCCAGTCGAGCAGAACTGCTTCAGACATGATCTTGGCTTCGCCAGCCTTAAACAGGTCTTCGCGCTGCTGTTCACCTTCCTCGCCTTTATCGGCCAGGGCTTCCAACAGGGCTTTATTTTCCTGGTACCACTCCATGCGCATACGCTGGGCTTTTTCATTGTTGAAGCGGGCCAGCTTCACACGACTGCCTCCATCGTAGTCCATCCAGATGCCTTCGATTTCAGCTTTTTCGTCAGTGACAGTGTTATGGATGCAAAATGCCATTGGTCTACCCTATAAAAGAAAAATGTACAAATGTGCATAAGATACTACAGCACATTTGTACATTTGTACAAGCCGGAACGGCTGTCTAGTTATTGACCAGCAACCTTAGGCTGCTACGCGAACCAGGTAAGCAGTGCAGTTGACCGGGGCACCCGCGACCGTAACGGTCTTCGGGAACGCCTGCATCTGCACCGGGGAACGCATGGTCACATCCACCTGCGGAACGTCTTCATCGTTCTGCATCACACGCACTGACGGCATTACCAGTGTGTAAGCGTTGCCGTTCACAGTGAAGGTGATTTCGACGGACAGGTTCTTGTCGTTCCACATGGCGTCCAGAACGCCCTGGTTGCGGAAGTAGAACGTGCCGTTCATCATACAGCCGAATCGGCCAAAGCCGATGTTGGCAGAGAACCGGTGGCTAACTGCCTTGTCTTCCCGTAGATTAGAGTTGAACTCGACAGAGCCCTGCTCCAACACCAGGTCCATGGACACACCTTGGTCATCCTTCACAATTACTGACGTGATCGAGTTGGACGAGTCGATGGGGTCGCTGTTGCCCCGCGCCAGGTAGGTGATGCCAGCGATCTCACCTGCTTTCGGGTCAACGGAGGCGTCCTGCTCGTCGTAGGCGAAGCCCAGCCCCAGGAAGTTGGTGTTCAGGCTTACCCAGTCTTCAGATGGCAGGTTCAGCGTCGCAGTGGACAGGTACTGAGAGAAGAAACGTCTGAAGTCGTTCCATTCATTACCGGCGTCGTCCAGGCGCTTCAGCTTACGCTCGAAGAAGAACGGGACTTTCTCCAGTCCGTTCCACAGAACGTGAGTTTTGCCTGTGGCGTCGGCGGTGTCTTCCACCCAGTCGTTGCGGAATGCAGCGCGGAGGAAGTCATCGTATTCACCGTAGCGGAAGTTCATGTTAACCGCGCCGCCTGCAGAGCCACCCATGGTGCGGGCAGTGGAATACTGGCCGTCGTCACGGATGTCGTCTGAAGTCTTGGCACTGATCGTCGGCTTCAGGTTGTCGTTCAGGATGTTGATCGGCTTCAGTTCAGTTGCCGTCAGGTCAGCCAGCGTGGTAGCCGCATCAATCGCGTATGCCAGCTGTGATGTATTCGAGTCTGTAAAACTCATAAGTCACCTCTTAGGTTGTTTCAAAATACTCGATTGGGAATGAAACGATCTTGGTCAGCCTTCCCCGGAATTCGTAGGGTTTTGACTGTCCTTGGGCGTTACGGATTTCCGCTCCGCCTATCGTTTTCCTCTCAACTAGCGGGTATAGCTGGCTTTCCAATTCGGCCAACCGCATGGTACCACTTCCAGGCATTATGTACATTTGTACATCAAGGTACGCAAGCACACGGGTACCGGAGTGCCTGCTTACGCCGGCCGCACCGCGAGCGGTGAGGCCGATGTCTATTTCAATAAATTCGTACTCACTGTCAAACAGGTTGTCCTGCACCTGACCAGAGATGTCTACGCCGCTGGCACCTGACTCGCAGATAGGTGTTGCCGGCCAGTTGTCGAGCAGGTGGTTGATCAGGGCCAGTTTTACTTGTGGGAGTGTTGTTGGCATCAGTAGACCTGCGTCAGCTTGCCGCCGCTGGCGACGTACTCTTCCTCGCCGTATCCGAAGAAGGTTGAGGATTTGGTGGCTTTCTTCGCGGCTATCTTGGCTTTTTCCATGGCGTGGGCCGTTATTTCGGCCATAGCTTCAGTGTCGATGCCCGCATTCAAGGCATACCTGCCTTCGGGTATTCCATTGAAAATGGTGAAGGCGGTCCTCCCTTGCTGGAACAGCATTACGTGGATGATCTCGAACCCCTCTTTTAGGGTTGTGGCTTCCACAGCGGTTCGGTTTGCTCCGGCCGTGCCTTTATCGCCTATCGGGGCCATTCCGTACTTCACAGAGAACTCAGTCCTGCCAGAACCCTCACCCTTTCTGAACCCGACGACAGTCCAGTGCCAAGCAGCGTTACCTGAGTCCTGCTCCGTCTGAGTCACGGCTTGATGAAACGCCTCTTTAAGGGCTGCTTCAGCTATGTATTTAGAGGCGTTCCTGATACCAGCTGCAAAGCCCTGTATGTACTTCTGGTTCTGCTCTTTGAAGCGGGATACCGTGGCCATCACTTCATCCTCACAATCCACTGCCGGCGATACTCCGCCTGCTGGACATAACTGATCGTGTACGACTTACCCTTCAGCTCCACTGCCATGTTGGGTTTGGGTTCAAATCCGATATGATCCAGCTCGATCCTCACCTCGGTATAGTCTGCAGAGTCTTTGGAGAACCCGTCGTCTGAGTTGTGCAAGTCAGTGAGGATGCCACTTACATTGCGGGTAACCGGGGCACTGGTGTACTGGCCGGTAACTCTGTCGTAGGTCTTGGTGCCGGAGCCAATGGTGAACACCATATCGACGTAGTGCACGTCTCGGTTGGCCAGCCGGAGCAGTCTTAGGCCAGAGTCGTAGGCCACCTCGTCAGCGACGTAGGTTACGCCGTTGAGTGTCAGACGATCCCCGTCTCGCAGGTCCACACGCGCCTCTGCAAAGCCGAAGTAGTGGCCGATCTGGGTTTCCTTGGAGCCTGGCTCTGTGGCCGTGGTCCGCAGCTCCAGATCGAGGTACGTTACCCCTGCCGACTGCATGACTACCCAGCCCAAGTCGTCACCAGTTCCCAGCACGGCGGGCCTGTCAATGGCTGCGATACCAGCAGAGAGGTCTGGCGTGACCATGTGGCAGATGGTGAGCTGGGTCACCTTGTCCATCCAGAGGGTGTCCTTTCTGGAAACCCCCAACAGGTAGACTTCGCCTGTGGTCTTCAGCCTGATCACATCGTAGGGCTGCAAGTTCAGGTCGAATGAGGAGTATAGCATTCGCTTGCGGGTCGGCCGGTTGAAGTTGGACAAGAACCGATCTGATGCAGCGAGCCGCCCTGAAAATCCATCGACCCACTGACGGGTTACCGGGTCCAGGTACTCGAACTCGTTCGCGTTGAAGTGAGTTGCTACGCGACCAAGGTTCATTCGCCAGTTACCGGGTCATAGGAGGAGTTAACCACACCGAACAGCGGGAACGTACCGGCTGACAGAGGCTCCAATTTATCGACAATCGACTGCCGGAACTGGTCAGCTTTCTGGTAGAGATTGCCGGCCAGCTTCGTTGGGTTTACAGAGTCGAAACGCTGTGCCTCGTTCTCTCCGTCGCTGATCCGGCGTAACAGCAGACCGGGGGCTGACTCAGCCAAAACTGCGGAGGCGTAGTATTTCACGAATGCCTTCAGACGCAGGAATACGAACTCGCGTACATCTGCGCTCTGAGCACTCCAAGTGTCGTCGATCACGGCCTGAAAATCGGGTAACCAGCTTTGCAGGTCGATCTCAACTTCGTCTTGCAGGTTGAGGTTGGCGATAACAGCATCTGAAGCATCAGTCTCAGACATGCCCAAAGTGGACCTAATTGTCGCAAGTGTCACAATGCCCAGAATATCCATCATCGCCGCTCCCGATTACTTGACGCGCTTCAGCAAGCCTGCGCCTACCTGAAGTTCTGCCCAGCTGTCGTCTTTCAGCTCGCGCACTTCCTTGAGAGAAATACGAATGCCAGTGGACGGCTGTACCAGATACGCACCACGCTCCATTTGGAACTTGGCCAAACCTGAAGCCTGAGTCTGAGGCTCCTGGGTTTCAGGTTCCTGCGCCTGAGTCTGAGGCTCCTGGGTTTCAGTTTCCTGCGCCTGAGTCTGAGGCTCCTGGGTTTCAGTTTCCTGAGCTTTAGCGGCGGGTTTCTTGGCTAGTGCCATGATCTTCTCCTTTAATCGCTATCCAGTGATAACGGGGGCCCTTCGACCCCCTTCAGCCTTATACAGTCAGGGTCATCACAGACCAGGCATCGTCGTACAGGCGGCGGGACATCTCGCCGTGGTCAACACGGAATGCCTTGGCCTTACGCAGTACGAAGTTCTCGATGGCTTCGTAGGATGCAGACACGTTCACCATGCGACGGATCGCGTAGCGAGTGTCCAGGCCGACGATAGTACCGGCACCTACAACAGCTTCGTCAACGATCAGAATCTGAGGCGGAGCAATGTTCAGGTTGCTGATACCGAAGCCGACAGCAGTTTCACGACGGTCGGTGCTGTGGTTCAGGGCCACCAGGGTTTCGTCCAGTTCGATGGCGGTGTCCAGAGACATCATCACACCGTTCAGGGAGCGCTTCTGGTACTCAGAACGCAGCCACTTGATCCACGCCTTGCGGCTGATCTTGCCAGCAGCGGTGATTGACGAGTCGAAGGACTTCGCCTGTACAGTCGGCAGCGCAGACATGCCCAGGTCTTTGTCACCCAGAACCATGTTGCGGATGTTGCTTTCGACCATGCGGATGCGCTTGCCACGAGCGTGGGCAGACATCGCCAGGTTCACCAGGTCCAGGCTGGTTGCTTCCAGCGCGTCGTCGGACACCATCAGACCGATAGAGTCAGTCGGGATACGGTGAGTTGTATCGCCAACAGTGATGGTTACCAGGCTGGCCGGTTCCGCCAACTGAGCGATCTGCTGAGAATCCACGCTCTCGTTCGCACGAGTGTCGATGGTCGGCTGATCCACGCGGGAAGAAGCCACGTTCTCGGTCAGCGCAACCATCTGGTTGTAGCCGTCGAGGAAGTCGGACTGGTCTTCGATCAGGTAGTCACGCATGGTCTCCAGGATCACCTGAGGGAACAGCATACGAGCACTGATGTTGTTATTGGTGCCGTCCGGTGCACGGACAGCGTTCATGTCGATACCGACGTTGCCGCTCAGAACGTCCTTCATGGAAGGTGCGATCATGCCAGCCGGGCGATCTTTCTTCGCCATGATGCCGGAGTGCAGCAGAGCCTGCTCAAACGGGGTGCCGTAGTCCAGGTCAGCATCTGCACACTTGTGCATCAGCAGAGTCGGCACGTCCACCTTCTTGTCGGCAGCTTCCTGGTACAGAGTGTGGTCGATGTTCTTCTCGACCAGCTTACCTTCTGTGTTGCGGTACTTGATAATAGCTTCAGGCATTTTTCAGTTCCTCAAAATGGTCTTTGGTTAGGGAGCCAGTGAATTACTGGCGCTCCAGCAGCACTTTGTCACCGGCTACGCCAGTGCCTTCGATTGCCAAGACCTGCCACAGGAACTTGGACGGAGTACCTGTCTTCACCTGGGCATAGCCCTTGGTGCCGAACGGTACCTGCGTATCAGCGACTACGAAGTCGTTGACTGCCATTTCAGTTGCGCCTTGGTTGGCACCTACTTCAGCGATGATGCGCTTGCGGCGCTGGATACCACCGAAGGAGTAACCTTCGTTCACAGTGTCGCCGCGAACAGAGTCGATGAAGCCTTCAATCTCCGCACCGGCCGGAGCCAGTACGAAATTCTGGGCATCGCCCTTTACAACGGCCTTGCCGTAGTCCAGCTCAGAACGAGCCTGGTTAGTGTCGTCACCGATAGCTGCAGAGATAATGTCCATCTCAGCCGGCGTGGTGGTCAGCATTGTGTGCTTGAATGCAGGCATGACTGTTTCCTCTTTAGTGTCTGCTTTCTAAGTCGTTACTTAGGCTGCTTACGTTTATGAGCGACTGCACGCTCAGCAAATGTCGGAGCGGCTGAGAGACCAGCACCGGTTTCAGGTTCAGGCTTGTCAGTGTCCGGGGACACGGAACGCTGCCCAACCTTGAAAGTTGATTTGAACTTGGTATCGACCTTCTCGTAATGCTGAACTGCGGTTGCGCAATCCAAGAAGTCCAAGTCCATAGGAATGCCACCCATGGCGATCACTTTTTTGTTCGCAGCTTCAAGGACAATGCCTTTCATCTGGGTATTCAGTTCTTCAGCTGCCTGTAGCTTCTCAGCCAGAGCGTCACGCTCAGCCAGTGCAGTTTTCAGTTCTTCGCCCATTTCAGGTACCGGGTTGACCAGTTCTTCACCTTCCTCACCAGCAGAGGCTCCTTCGCCTGCTTCTGGTGAGGTCGTGGTGACCTTGGCTACCAGGCCCTCGTCGATTGGCAAGCCAGCTTCGAGCTTGGCCAGTTCTTCAGCAGACAGGTCCGCACGACCCTCCGGGCTCAGATCGTCCAAGCCCTGACCGGCAACAGCCTCTCGGTGCCCCTCAGCCAAGCCCTGACCGGCGACCGCTCCATTATCGGAGGGGGCCGGAGCCTGCTGAGCCTCTTCGGCCTTCAGCTTTTCTTTAGGCATAGTGCCTCCGTAAATTGTCCGTCCGTCGCCGGATCGGGATACTTGAAAACGTCCCAGCAAGTCCTGCAGGGTCGCTACCTCATCTGCGAGACCGAGGTTCAATGCCTCGCGCCCGTAGAAAGTCTTGCCTTCGCCCCAATCGGCCTGAGATGCCAGGGACACGTTGCGGTTGCGGACAACGGCTTCGATAAAGAACGAGTTGGCTTTTGCCAGCTTGTCTTGGAAGTAGGCTTTGGATTTCTCATCCAGGTCTTCAGCCGGGTGGCCCAGCGCCTTGAACTCGCCTTCGCGCAGAATCGTGTAGACCACGCCGTTCTTATCCAGCATCCCCTTGTAGGAGACGTGGACGTTCACGGCGCCGATGGAGCCTAGCTGACCCATCTCGTCAACAGTGATTTTGCGGGTGGAGCTGGCGAGCCAGTAACCGGCGCTGAAGGCTGCAGTGGCGGTGTAGCCGTAGACGGGTTTCACGTTCTGGTCGAAGAACCCGATGTAATCGCCTGCAGCCTTGATGCCAGAAGCGGTGCCTCCCCCAGTGGAGAAGTGCATCAGCACCTGGTCCACCGATTCGTCGGCGCCCGCCTCTGCCAAGGCTTCCTGAATCTCCTCATAGGAGACCATTCCCAGGTACTCGTTGTACCAAGCCTTGGTATTCACCAAGTCACCGGCAACATTCAGAACAGCAGTGTTGCCACGACGCTCCAGCAGCCAGGATTCGTACTCTTCGTCTTCATCCTGTTCTTTGCGATCTGACTCCCACATGCTGCGCATGGTGGCCATGTAAGCCGGATCGTCGATCTTTTTGAGTTTGTCGAGGTACCCCATGTAGCTGGCGTAATCCCCGAACCAGATGTTGCCCGTCATAGGCCGTCTACCTCAGATTTCAGGTTCACTGATCGGAGCCCCCTGCTTTGGTTGGTGTACCTGGATTCAGGTCTTTGCCCATTGCATCTGCCCGATCTACGGGTGCTTCTGGTTCACCTTGGGAGGCGGTGTAAAAACCGGTTCCTGCCAGCTCTGTCATGTCCGAAGTGATTCGGATGCCGAGGTCGCACCGGGCGGTAACATCGTCCATAAGGCCGAACGACAGCAGTTGAAGGATTCTGTTCTGGCGAGCTGTTTTGTAGGCTTCCAGCTCGCTGTCAGGGCGCAAGTCGATCTCGCGCATCTTGAATTTCACGTACACCGGGAGACCGTACAGCCTGGTTGCCAGAGTCAGGATGCGACTCATCAGGTCTTCTACCGGGGCGGTGAGGGATTTGGCGATCTTGAGGTAAGTCAGCGTCTCTGCATTGCTCAATGATTGAGAGCCGTCTGTGCGAAGACCAGAGATGGAGCTTGGGGTCTTCATAGAGCTGCCGGTCATGTTCGAGAGCAGTTTCAGCAGTGGTGCGTAGTCAGACTTGTTGCCCCCGGTGTCTTCCACGCTGAACTCTACAGAGTCGAACGACACCACTGCGTCATCTGGCTCGATACCGGCAAGCGCTGTCTCAACATCGGCCTTGACCTGCGCCAGGTACGCCGCCATTTTCTTGGGGTCGTTCTTGGTTTCCTGGCTGGCTGTGGCTGCAATCTGCTCAGTGATGAGCTTGGCGACCAGACGGCTGTGTCCGGTTTTGCGAACGCCACGGCGAGTGTCCTCCAGGAATTCCTGCAGCATAAACGACTGCTTGAGACCTGCGCGGAACAGAGAAAATGCGTAGGCGTCTTCGGCTTCCAGGTTGCTCTCAGCCACAAAGAACGTCGGGATGTTGAGATTCACATCCTCGCCACCGCTGGAGGCTTTCTGAGTCGGGTAATAGGCACCCTTACCATCAGACTTCTTGCTGAGGGTGTTGTAGGCGACGACCTGGATGCGATCTGGCAGCATCTGATCATTCAGGACCAGCTCACCTGCGCAGCCGCCTGTCAGGCCCACCTCGCGGATGAGGGTTTCCTTGACGGCGTTGATCGAGCGCTTGTGGTTGAAGCCCTTGCTGTAATCGCTGAGGGTATCCATCAGTCCCATGATGTACTGGGCGATCAACGTACCTTCCTTCGATGCAGCGTTGGTCTCGCTGTCGTAGGCGATTACATCGTGTTCGGTTTTTGCAATCTGAACCATGGAGTAGACGGCGGTGGACATCATGCCGTCTTGGGCGGCGAGCGCCCGGATGATCGCTGTGGAGTCCCCTCGCTTACGGAGGACGCTGGACAGCTCTTCTACAAACCGCTCATACGGATTTGAGATGTCAGAGTCCCGCTCCCCTGCATAAGGAGTGCCGGAACGCACCTTGCCAACCTGCCGCTTTGGCAAGATGACTTGCTGCTTTTTACCTGACGAGACTGCGGCCATTGACGATCACCATGGAGTACATGATCGCCATTTTATGTACAAATGTACATTTGTACAAGCCTGTCAAGAAATCAGGTTATCATACAGGCAATTATGACCTTTCCCAGTTTCCCAAATTTTTTCCCAAATGGACTTTTAAAAGGCCTGTTTTCCCAAAACTGAACCCAACTTTCCCACCGTATCGAACCAAAATGATGGGTAAGTGATTGTTTTATGGGTCGTGGCGGGTCGAGACGGGTTAGCGTTGATATCCATGTCTT